TGGAGCCAGTATACTTGATATAGCTGAGATCATGACATTAGATAGTATATCTCAAATAAAGAATAAGCTTAGTGATATAGAGCAAAGGAGAATGCAACAACAGAAGGAAATTGCTGATCAAGAAAATCAAAGACAAATGCAGTTGATTCAAGAACAAAATACTGTTAAACAACAGGAAGTTGAGATGAAGCAACAAGAACTTGAACTTGCTAAGTATAAGATCGATACCGAAAGTCAGACTAGAATTACAGTTGCTGAGATTGACGTATATAAACTTCAACAAGACTTAGATCAGAATAACAATGGTATACCTGATCCTATGGAGATCGCGGACTTAGGGCTTAGAACTCAACAGGCAAATGCAGATGCTATGAATAGGCAGATTGAATTATCTGAGAAAGAAAGAGAAACTTCGTTGAAAATAAATGCTGAGCATAAGAAGATAGAGGTTCAAAAGCAGATAGAGAATAAGAAGATAGACTTAGAGAGAGAAAAGCTTAATCTAGAGGATAAAAGAATGCAACACGAAAAGTCAATGCAAGTGATTAAGGATAAAGCTGCAATGGCAAGAGAGAAATTAAAAGCAAGTACCGCACTTAAGAATAAGACTAGTGGAGAGAGATGATTTCAGGAGTATACAAAATAGAAAATAAGTTTAATGGGAAAATATATATTGGGAGTTCTATAAATATAGAAAAAAGATTTTATGTCCATAAATTTCTATTAAACAAAGGATCTCATTATAACAAACATCTTCAATGCGCGTGGAATAAGAATAGAAATTATTTTAACTTTTCAATATTAGAGGAATGTAGTCCATTAGAGTGTATTGAATTTGAACAATATTATTTAGATTATTTCAAACCATTTGGCAATGTGGGTTATAATTTATGTAGAAGAACCGCAAACGGATATATTCCTGGAGCGTTCAGAAAGTCTCAATCAGATACTTTAAAGAAAAAATATAAAGATGGCGATATAAAATATAGGATATGGTCAGATTGGTCTGATGATATGAAAGAGTCGTCTATAAATAAAATAAAAGAAAAAACAATAAAAAGATATTCTGATTTTAATAATAAAAAAGGAAATAAATTTCTAAAAATAGTTTTTGATAATGGAGACGTATTTCATTATTATGGATATAAGGATTTAGAAAGATCTCTAAATATAGGGCATAGTACTACTGGATACGTTATAAATAACAAACAGGGTAGACTTGAAAAATACAATGCAACTATATTTATTATAAGTAAAGAAGAATATCATAAAGTAGTAGGACAGAAATAATATGCCAATACTAATACAAAATAACAACATGGTAGATCCGTCCTTTCCGGACGGAACTCCATTTGGATTAGATCAATCTGTATTTCCAAAAGTACAGGCTCCTGCTCAAATAAAAATTCCAACTCCTCCTAGTATACGAATAAAGGATAGAAGGACTGTAAATGCTACTAGCGGAGAACCTATTAATCCAAATAAAGATCTTAAGACTGATGATTATCCTACAGATCCAATGGTAGAGGCGGTTAGAAGTGCAAAAATGAGAGGAGAAGATCCATGGAATGCACTAGCTATACTATTTCAGGAAAGTAAATTTGGAAAGTTGGATCCAGATAATCCAGGAAGAATATTGAACAGTTCTAGAAATTTTGATAAAGCAACTTCTCCTATAGATGACTCTGTTCTAATAATGCATAATAAATTATCGGCCGCAAGGAAAGCTGGCCATTTAGATGATTTACATCAATTGCAGTATTATAACGGCACCGGGGAGAAAGGAACTCATTTGATAATTCCGGGACATGGAGAAATAACCGATAATATGTATGGAGTTAAAATCCCTAAGTCCGGACTAAATGTAATGGAGAACCCTATATATGGAAAAAGAATAGTTGACCTTAGAGACAATGTCTTAAAGAAAGACTTAAATGTCCAGAATATAGTAGACACTACAAAAGTGATTCCATCTATACTACCAAATAGTCCAGCAAGAATAGATAATAGCATGAATTTGCTTAAATATAAAAAATAAAATACAATTATAAATAATAATTATGAAAACAAACGATGTACTAGGCGGATTTGATGCTATCTTTGATACTCTATCTCCTAATGAGAACGCAAAATTTAAAGGGGTAGAAATAGTAGAAGACCCAAATGATAGAACTAATGATACCGTAGAAGTTGAGTCTGACTTAACAGAAGACGACGATGTAGTTGAAATTACTCCAGTCGCTACTGATGATTCTAAAGGTGATCCTAGTGGAGAGCCTGGAACTCCTGGGGTAGATGGAATTCCAGTAGAAGTAGAAAGTCATGAAGACGATGCTGAAATAGAACAAGTCACCGCATTCTTTGATGCTATTGCCGAACAGGTAGGCTGGGAAGGAGTTACTGATGATGATAAGCCAAAATCAGTAGAAGACTTTGTTAACTACATGAAGACCGCCGTAGAAGAAAGTAGCAAACCAGTATATGCAAATGACGAAGTAGCTGCTATTGATGAATACGTTAGAAATGGAGGAACTCTATCTGATTACGTTGCTAAGTCTAATGTCGATGTAGATTATGATAAATTAGATCTTACTGATGAATATACGCAGAAAGAAGTAGTTAGACAATTCTTAACGGATAAGGGTTTTAGTGATATCCAGATAAAAAGAAAATTAGAGAAGTATGAAGATGCTGATCTTTTAGAGGACGAAGCCACTGATGCTGTAGAATTTTTAAAGGAATCAAAAGAACAAAAGAAAAAAGAGCTATTAGAGAATCAGAGAATGGCCTATGAGACTAGTATGCAGGAGCAACAAAAATTTTACAACAACGTTGTAGAACAGATAGAGGCCCTTACGGACGTTCGAGGTATTAAGATTCCTAAAGAAGATAAGTCTATTTTAAAGAACTATTTACTTAAAGTTGAATCTGATGGAAGCACGAAGTATCAAAAAGACTACTCAAATCCTTCTAAAATAGTTAAGAACTTAATAGAATCTGCATACTTCACTATGAAAGGTGACGTATTGTTAGAACAGGCTAAAAGATCTGGCGAAACGTCTGCAACAGAAAGACTTAAGAATACATTAAGGACCAATAAAGTAAGTGGATCAAAACAAACAATAAACAATGGCTCTGCAATGCCTTTATGGACAATGGCTGCAAATCAGTTAAGAGCTAAATAATTAAAACAATAAAACTAAGTTTTATATAATATGGATAATGGAATTTTAAATAACCTACAACTATACCGTGGAAAATGGTTTTCAGATCTAGTAGACGAAAACATGCTTTCAAACGCATTGTTGGTTAAACCTCATGAAGTATCTAGCGTAATTTCTTACGTGTTCGGTACTAAAGATGATGGCTATAGTTCTGCTCTTGACTTCTTAACAGGTGGTCTTGGAAAAACTATGGTAATCGATCAACGCGAATTTAGATGGTCAGTAATGATTGATTCAGATCGTGCAGTTACTATTCGTTCTGCAAAATGGAATGGTAGTGTTGTAACAGGCCCAACCACTCAAGCTGGATTAGGAAACACTCCTATCATGTTGTCTTTAGAAGACAAATGGTTTGGACCTGGTGCTATCATTGAATTAGATGATAAAGAATATCAATTACGTGTATCTGGTGCACCTTACCAAGATGGTAACGAATGGGTTTATACTTGTTTCATCGCTGATAGTCAAGCTACCTCTTACGTACCTGGTAAATATTTAGTTGCTGGATGTCAAGTATCTCGTTTAGGTTCTGCCTACGAAGAATATTCTGAAGAAGCAGATATCATCAACTACAATACTCATATCAAATTGCATAATCATTTGACTACAGTTCGTTTGTCTTATGATATTACTGGTACCGCTTATAGTACTGTATTAGCAATCGCACTTAAAGACCCTAAGACTGGCAAAACTTCTTATCTATGGTCTGACTTCCAGGAATGGAAAGCTGCTCGTGAATGGAACAAACGTTTAGAAAGACAATTAGTTTATTCTAAATACAATGCTAATCCTGATGGAACTACTGATTTGATGGGTACTAATGGTCGTCCGGTTTATATCGGTGCTGGTCTGTTACAACAGATTGCTCCTTCTAACCGTAGATATTATACTGAATTGAATGCTGATTTAATGGAAGACTTCTTATTTGATATGTCTTACAATATGTTGGGAACTAACGAACGTAAATTCGTAGCCTTTACTGGCGAGATGGGTATGCGTGAATTTGACCGTGTATTGAAAGAAAAAATGGGAGCCTTTAACTTAATTGATACTAAATTTATCACTGGTAATGGTCAAGAATTAACCTTAGGTGGTCAGTTCACGACTTACAAGATGACTAACGGTATTGAATTAACTGTTAAACATTTACCTATGTACGATGATATCGTTCATAACCGTAAATTACATCCAATCACTGGTAAGCCAGTTGAATCTTACAGATTTACTTTCTTAGACTTCGGTACAAGAGATGGTGAAGCTAATATCGTTAAGGTAGCTAGAAAAGATAGAGAAATGGTTATGTGGCATACTGGTGGTTCTGTAACCCCTGGAGCTGGATATGGTAAATCTATCAATACTTTGCGTTCAAATGCAAAGGATGGTTACTCAGTACACTTCTTAGGTGAAGTCGGTATCATGGTGCGTGACCCAAGAGCGTGTGGGGAATTGATCATGGACGTGATTGATTAAGTTGTATTTTTCCCAGCGTATGGGGCAACAAAATAACTAATATATACGTTATACATAGTATAAGCTTTAATTAGTAAGTACTATGTATAATATATATAAATTAACCAATGAATTAGATGGAAAATCTTACATTGGACAAACAAAGAGGAATATAAATTCCAGAATGGCAGAACATAAATTTTCTGCGAATAAAAGACAACAGTCTAAAGTACATGCAGCAATATTCGAATTTGGTATAAATCAATTTTCAATAAGAGTATTGGAGACATGTGAAGATGGACTTGAAAATCAAAGAGAGCAGTATTGGGTATCTTTTTATGACACAACGAATCATGATAAGGGTTATAATGTTGCAAAAGGCGGAAGAGGAAACCCAGGATTAGAAGTATCTAAAGAGACTAGAGAAAAGTTAAGGATACTAAATAAGGGATTTACCGCAGAGGCTAGAGAAATAATAAGGCTAAAGCAAATAGGAAGAAAATTATCAGAATCTCATGCCGAAATAGCTAGAAGCAATGGTTTAAGACAGTCTAGATCTATATTGCAATATTCTATAAATGGAGAACTACTAAATGAGTTTCCCAGTATAATAGAGGCGTCTAGAAGCACTGGAGCAGACAGAAGAACGATACAAAGACAATTAAAGGGCGAATCAAAATTAGATGGATCAAATAGATCGACTGCTAATATTAAATTCATCTGGAAATTAAAAGAATAGCATATGTGGATTGATTTCCATTTATGTAACAATTAAATATAATTATTGAACCGAATCATACTCGAAAGAATGAAGATTCATAAAAAGAAAATATTGTGGAAATCATAATTAAACATAAGCGTAAAGACGCTTGGGCTGGAGTAATAAAATATAAATCATGTTTTGACTACATATGCCCTTCATTAACAAGATCAGGTAATATGCATACTGGTTTAACTACCGAAGATGCAGAGAGACTTGAAAAAGCATTAAATTTAGGACCAAACACATTGGCCCCATATAGTAAATACTGGGTAACATTTATAGTAAAAATTACCAACAAGGAATTAATACTTGATACTAGTAGACCATGGGACGAATTACAATACCTATTTCTTAGAAATCATCATAGAGTTGCAAATGGATTGAATGATCTAAAACCTGGAACTGACTATGTAATGGTTAACAAAGACGCAGAAGCACAGGAATCAAATAGACTTGGCAAACGCAAACGTGATGCTATTAAGGAATTTGACAAACTGTCATTAGAAGAAATGAGAAAATGTTTACGCTTATTTGGATTCAAAGCAGATACAATGTCTGCGGAATTAGTAGAAGCCAAATTGTTCGAACAAGTTGAATCTAATCCAGAGAAGTTCTTCTCTAAATGGGTAAATAATAAAACAAAAAATACAGAGTTCTTAATTGAAGCTGCCATTGCAAAAAATATTATGCGCAAGAATAAAAACGCATATTTATATGGTACTGATATTATTGGAACTTCATTGGATGATGCTGTAACTTACTTGGATGACAAGAAGAATCAGGATTTAAAGATGACAATATTAAACGAAACTGAAGGTAAATAATAATGACTTTATACGAAGCACATAGAAATTTTGATATACTATTAGATAAATCCTCAGGAGAGTCTAGTTATCCATCATTCCTTCCAGAGGAAAAGGATTTCTTTTTGAATACGTATATAGAAAGATTTATAAAAACTAGATATTCTGGACTAAACGTACATAAGGACGGATTCCAACAAAGCCAAAAAAGAACTGATGATCTTAGAACGATGGTTAAATCCATTACTTTTGATCATAACGGAATTAAGACTTTAGATGAATTAGTTTCTAGTGCATATTATGTTGAATATCCAGAAGATTACTGGATTGGACTTGGAGAGACTATGTATATAGGATATCCTATTGGAGCCGCAGAAGATGATTTGATCATAAAAAGAGGTGATGTTGAAGAGTGTACTATAGAGAATATAGATACTAGGCTTAAGAACTCACTATCTCCACACATACTTCACAATGGAGTAGCCAAACCATTAAGACTTTATTGCGATGGAAAGATAATGTTATATACAGATGGTACTTATTTTATACCAAACTATACAATAACATATATTCCAAAGCCAGATAAATTAGATTTTTATGCATATCCTAAATTTTCTATTACATCAACGTATGCTATAGGAGATAAGGTTTCATATAATAACAAACAATATATATGTACTTCTGCGATAACTACACCAGGAATCTGGAATGCTATTAAATTCGAAGAAATACAAATAACAATAATGCCTGACCATACTTGGGATGAAATAATCACAGGAGCAGTTAGATTAGCATTAGAAAATATTTCTGAGCCTAGGTATCAAACCTTCTCTCAGGAATCTCAAGTAATTGAGTAAAAAAAAGATCTCAGTTTAGTATCAACGTGGAAATCCAATTACGGGAAAGTAGAAGAACTAAACGATAGTTATGAACTGAGTCGACAAGTAAATTAACTAAAAACAAATAAAAATTATGTTACAAAAACCAAATACTGTATTTGTTGCTAAAAAATTCAATGCTGCTGGGGCTACTCTAGTTGCTGGTGACGTATTCGTTGTGGATGCCGCTACCGGAAATGCAATTGACTTATCTAGTACAAATGCTATTGCTGCTACAGTTAGCAACATTAAATTAAAATTCGTTAAGTCTGATGGTAGTGTTACTACTTCTAGTCCTATCGGAAAGAAAAATATTACTAATATTACTCCTGATGCAGGTGGTGCTTATGTTGCTAAAGTAGAAGCTTCTTCTGTTATAGACTTTACCAGTGCTACTATTACTGCTGGACATAGATATGTTATTCGTTGTATCTACAAGGATATCTACGAACATCCAGGACAGTTTACTCATTCTTATGAAGTAATTGCTGCTGCTGGTGAGACTATTAATACTATTGGCGCTAAATTCGCTGCTAGAGTTAATGCTCATGTAGGTGCTCGTGTTACTGCTACATATGCTGACTTAACAAACATATTGTTACTTACTGCAAAAGAAGTAACTCCTAATGGTTATGGAACTCAAGGAAAAGAAGCAATTACTCCTTATTCTCAAGTGATCTTAACTGTTGTTGCTTTCACTACTATTGTAGATTCTAGATTTAATAGTGCTAAGGATGCTTTTGGCGTTACGATCACTACTACTCAAAGCAAGCCAGGAAAAGGTAATCCATATATCGTTAGAGACCGCGAACAAGCAGCTCTTGCATATAAAGGAATTACTAATAGAATTACTTGGCCAATTATCAAACCTGAATTGAATGTTGATCTTAGTAAGACTTATGATACTTTAACTATTGAATTTAAAAATCAATACCAAAGTCCAGACAATCAATATGTAAAAGAAACTCAATTAGCTGCTGAAGTATATGTAGAAGCTGGTGCAACCGCGTCTGCAGAAACCTTAGGAGACAAAATTAGAGCCTGGATCGTTGCATAATTGATCTCAACTAATACTTTTAAGAAGGTCGGTTTTTAATTAGACCGGCCTTTTTTATAACATAAACAAAAGTTTGCAACTTATAGCTGAATAAAATAAATAAATTATGACTAATAGAGCTTTTACAAAAATATACGCAAGTACAGTCGCTCCAGATCCAAAGATGAATATTATATGGATGGACTTAACTGCAAATGCATATGGAAAAACATTAAAATATTGGAATGGGCAAACATGGGTTGAATATCTAGAAGCCCTGTACTTGGAAAATACTAATTTACTTAACCCTGGATTGAGTGGGAATATAACATTGGATGGAACAATAAGTATATATAATATTAGCACATATGAATCTGCAGCTAGTGCAAGCGCCGACTCATCACTTGAAAATGGAGTTATGTATATGATATCTGATACTGGAGCATTAATGATAAAATTATAATTATGAAAAAATACCAAGGAGAGGATATACATTTCTCATTAAATTTTAATACATCTACAAATTCAGATATAACTAGTTTTAATGATTTTCAGAATGTAATAATATATGCATATACTCAAGATACTTCTATAGCTAAGTTTTCTGTTTTATCTAAAGACGGATACAGTCCATTAGTAGATCCAGATGGAGGTCTTGGTATGATTTTAAAAGGATCAATAAAGAGTTCTTATACTAAAGACATGTCTGGACAAGTTATTCTAGACGTAATGTGCATAAGGCCCACAGTAGATGGAGATTTAACAGACAATCTGATACAAAAAGTAAATACCGGAATATTTATAATTCCAAGCATAATCAAAGTTGAAGCATAATGGATTTTAATACTGAAAATACTGAATTATATTTGGACGTTATTCCTGTAGTGGATAATAGCCAGCAGGATTTAATTGTACAAAGTACAGATATATCTGTAGATATTGCAATCGAAAATCTTACGATTCCTATAGACTCTATAATAGAGAATACCGAATTACAGATAGATTTGGTATTTGACAGTATAAATTCTCAGATAGATGCTATAATAGATGGAGTAGATCTATCTATAGACTTAAATACAGAGATAACAGAATTTGAGGTAGCACTTCATGTTGGAGATAAAGGTGACACTGGAAATGTTGGTCCACAAGGGCCTATAGGTCCTCAGGGAGATATTGGTCCAGAAGGGCAACGTGGAGAGCAAGGAGAAAAAGGTGACAAGGGAGATGTCGGATCTCAGGGAGAAAAAGGAGAGAAAGGCGATATAGGCCTAACTGGAGACATGGGACCATCTGGAATGGCTGGAAAAGATGGAGCTGATGGTTACATCCCTATAAAAGGATTTGATTACTTTGACGGAGCCAATGGATCTGATGGAGCTAAAGGAGATGATGGCCCTATTGGACCGCAAGGAGAGCCAGGACCTAAAGGAGATCCTGCAGATCCATATGCATTAATAGTAACTGAGAATATACCTGTAAATATATCAGGAGGAAGATATCTTGGTAAATACCCATCTGGATCTACAATCAATGTAGGAACTGGAATGACACTAGAAGCCATAATAAGAGATATAGCATTGGAATCAATTAATCCAAGCGCCGCAGTCTCAGCAAGTGGTACAATTCAATATAATGCAACTACTGGATCTATAACAGTAACTATGTCCAGTACGTGCAATAATCCAAGTCCGGCATACATCGAAACATATGTTCTATCATATAATAGAGGTTCTGGTGACTGGATTCAACTATATTCAGGAGCTCCAATAACATCATTTACACATAACGATGATACCTCTATAGCATCAGAAAATAGAATGACTACATTGCTTTCTAATAGTAAGACTAGCGGATTCCAATACAAACTAACTGTCACTGATTCTATAGGCTCGGCTACAACTGTAAATAGCAATACTATTACTCCATTAGGATATGTAGCGCCCAGTTCGTCTACATCAAATGACACAAAAGAAATAGGCGATATAGGGTATTCTTCTACAAGAAATATTACAAAAAATAGCGTAAATACTACATTAACTAACTGGCAATTATTTGTATCTATAGATAATGGGGCATTTAGTTCAATTGGATCTGTATCTACTAACTTTACAAATCCCGTTTCTATAGTAATTACTACTGACGGAAAGATCAATTCATATGCTATAACAGGGATATTGGATGCTACGTCTATAAGAATACGACTTAGAGTGATAGACTCAGTAACAACTACTGATATAAATTACGTATTTACTAGGTCGCTATACTACCCAGTATACGCTACTACATCGTCTATATCAACATTAACAGCTCAGTCTGCATATAGTCTTAACTCAGTAATATCAACTAGTATGGTGGTAGAAGGCGGCGGATATAAGCAATCATTAGAACTTCCTGCTGCGTGGAGCAATATAACTAAGTTAGAGCAATTCAATACGTTATCTAACGCATGGGATATCATAAACTTAACTACATTTACGCCTACTACAGACGTAGTTGTTAGCGTACAGGGAATAAATAGAAGCTACAAAAAATATACACATAACGGAACTCTAATTGGGGCCCGTCAATTAAAATGGACAGTATAACATGGCACGTACAAAAGGATTAATAGCGATATCGGCTAACTTTGAGCCACAGATAGCATCTCCGTTTGATGGGCGTTATAAATGTCCAACTAAAGCTGCGTTGATAGACCCGGTTACCTGGACTGCCAAAGATGGCACTATCTATGCATATCAAGGGATGTTTACATCTGTATGGGATGATGGAGATAACAATGGTATATATAGATTAAATGGAACAGATTACTCTGTAGCCGCTGACTGGATCCTAGGATATGGTCCAGAAGGGATACAAGGTCCACAAGGAGAACAAGGTATTCAGGGAATACAGGGCATCCAAGGTGTACAGGGAGAGCAAGGAATTGCTGGAAACGATGGCTACACCCCTATAAAAAATGTAGACTATTTTGATGGAGCAAATGGCACTGATGGAACAAATGGAGAGCAGGGAATACAGGGCATAGATGGCCCTCAGGGCATCCAGGGCGAACAAGGAATTCAGGGGCCTAAAGGAGATAAAGGCAATCAAGGTGACCAAGGAATTCAGGGAATACAAGGTATTCAAGGGGCCAAAGGGATTCAGGGTGATACTGGAGTTAAAGGAGATGCTGGGTATACTCCTATTAAGAATACTGACTATTTTGATGGCGAACAAGGTCTTAAAGGAGACCAAGGGACTCAAGGTATTCAAGGAGAACAAGGTCCAAAGGGAGACCAGGGAATACAGGGAGAGCAAGGCATAAAAGGCGATCAAGGAGATAAAGGTGACACTGGAAGCACTGGATCAAAGGGTGACACTGGTATGGGATTTATCATTGCAGAAACATATCTTACACTCGCTCTATTGCAAGCAGATGTTCCTACATGGCCAGATGGTCAATTTGGATTAGTAGTAACTAGTCCAAAGGGAGGTACCAATGACGGAGAGTTATACTTATGGTCTAATTCTACATGGACTTATGTAGTAGACATGTCCGTCCAAGGTATACAAGGAGAGACTGGAGCTAAGGGTGATAAAGGTGATACTGGGGCTGCTGGTGCTAATGGCTCTCAAGGTATTCAAGGCATACAAGGGATACAAGGAGCAAAAGGAGATACAGGCAATACTGGTGCTGATGGCATACAGGGAATACAAGGTATTCAAGGGGCCAAAGGTGATACTGGGACTTCTGGTAGTACTGGGGCAAAAGGTGATACAGGAAATGATGGTTATACGCCAATTAAAGGTACTGACTATTTCGATGGAGCTACAGGAGCAACTGGCGCAACCGGACCAAAGGGGGATACAGGATTAACTGGCGCTACCGGTTCTCAGGGAATACAAGGTATTCAAGGGGCCAAAGGTGATACTGGCGATAAAGGAGACAAGGGGGATACGGGCTCTACTGGTCCTACGGGATCTACAGGTGTAACTGGTTCGACTGGACCGCAAGGCATACAAGGAGTTGATGGCCCACAAGGAATTCAAGGACCGCAAGGATTAAAGGGTGATACAGGAGCGACAGGTGCGACTGGAAGTCAGGGAGCACAAGGTCCACAAGGCACTGCCAATATTAATGGTACTGGTTTTGTGAAAGCAAGTGGTACTACTATTAGTTATGATAATACTACTTATTTACCAAGTGATGGAACTGCTGTTGATTCTCATAAATTAGACGGAGAGCATGGTGGTTATTATACTGTATACGCTGATACAGCTGTTAATAACTTGCAAATAGGAGGAAGAAATTTGCTTACAGGGACTAAAGATTTTTCAAATTTTTTTAGTGGCGCTGAAATTGATTTAAATAATATATATAATGGTCTTACACCTACTAAGGCTATCAACGCTTGGAGTTATAAAGCACAAGAATATAATTTCGAGAATGGGAAAACATATACTTTATCTGCCTATTGTAAATCAAATGATAATAATAGTTATGTCGGAGTATATATGTTCAATGGTAGTGAATCATTTGGATTATCAACTATTAATTCAAATTGGAAAAGAATTTCATATATATTCACAATAGATGGTATAGCGGGAAGAACTTCAGGAATTCATGCGGTTAGATTTGAGTCTTATGGTTCAAGTTCTAATAATCCACTATGGGTATGTGGCCTTAAATTAGAAGAAGGAAACAAAGCAACCGATTGGACGCCAGCACCCGAAGACATACAAGCTTCCATAGATTCTAAAGAACCTATAATTACTACCAAAAACACAGCATTCAATAAAAACTTTGGTACTACTTCTGGTACTGTTTTAGAAGGTAGAACTTTTGGAGCTGCAGCAGATAAAAATGATGATTATTTCGTAAGAGGATTTCTTGGAAATGATACTCCAATGAGCCAGACTGGCAATTGGATGTCTATGTCTAATCAAAGTGGTATTACCGGTCGGTCTCATATAATTAATATGTCTTGGGACAGTGGCGATATTAAGAATCAAAATAACTGGATTAGTCAAATAGGAATTAATGCTGGTGCTGATTCTGGAATGTATTATCGTTCTATAGCAGGAGTAGCTGATCCTATCTCAAATAAAGCATGGAGAAAAGTGCTTGATGCTAACAATTACAATAGCTATGCACTCCCTTTGTCAGGTGGTACATTAACAGGTGCTTTAGATATTCAAAATTATGGGGCTAGTAAAATATATTTTAATGGTGGAATCAGTTCAACTTATCCTACAAGAGTACAATTAGGTATTGACGATGATTGGGGAGGTTATATTTCAGTATGGAATGGTTCTTCTACAGAAACTGTGAGGTTAAACTCAGATTCAATATCCATTATGCAAAAAGGCTTAGCTGTAAGTGGTAACGCGGCGACTAACACTTTTGCAATCAGTAGAAATGGTGGTTATAATGCCTACATAGGAACACAAGGAACTACTGATGAAACGTTAGTTTTCAGTAATGTAAGTGGAGCTACAACAGCAACCCTATCTCCAGCAGGGAATGCTATCTTTACAGGGTCAGTGTCATCCATAGGTGCTACATTTAATGGTGGGTTGAGTATTACAAGGTCAGCAACAAATGGTGCAATTTGGTTTAATGGTTTTCCAGATACAAACCACGTACTTTGGAATGATTATAATGGTGGTCCTACAACTAAAGGTGGGAACGGAACTGGTTTTGATGGTATGAAGTGGAACACATACAATGGTTTACATATCAGAACTGGACAATATGGTGTAACTGACAGATTTATAATTGATGGTGCAAATGATAAAATATTATTTCCAAATGGTAATTTGTTAATAGGAACAACAACTGATAATGGTAATAAATTACAAGTTAATGGTAATGGATATTTAACTGGAACATTAACAACTAATGGAGCAATAACTTCAGAAAATGGAGTTGTTAATCTTAATAATGTTGATAGTGATACTTGTCTTTATTTTAAAGATGATACCACCGTACAAAGTTCAATAAAAAGTGGTAATGATAGAGGTGAATTTACATTTCAATCAATACATCCAACAGCATTTTTAGTTGGTAGTACACAAAGAATGTCAATCGGTGGAAGTGGTATATATGTAACAGGTAATATAACTGCAACTGGTACCATAAGCGCTACCTCATTTAATGGAATATATGGACTAGGCACTGGTACTCCATTGGAAAATGGAACCGCTAATTCCGGATCTTCTGCGTATGTATCTAAGCAAGATCATGTACACCCAGCAGATACGTCAAAAGCAAATAGATATATAACTACTAGACAAATAACTAGTACGGACTATACTTTATCTAGTGCAGATGACGACGGAAAGAAATTGGACGTTAATAGTGCTGGGACTACAATTAAAGTTCCATACTCATTTACTATTGGGGCCGAAGTAATATTTAAGCAAATAAATGGATCTATAATATTCGCTCCAGTAAGTGGAAGTGGTGCCGTAATCCATTCAGCCGGTGGAGCGTACACTACAGTGCAGCAATACTCTGTATGTCAATTAATTTACGAAGGAAGTGGAGTATGGACATTGTTTGGAGATTTAAAAGTATAGTAATATGATAGGAACATCGGGAATAATAGCAATAAAGGATAGAATAATTCCAGGGCCAGTAGATCCTGGGGCGACTCCAGATGCAAGCTATGATTATGGTTATTTATATAATTATTATGCAGTAACTGGTATTGGTGGTAGTTTAATATCTTCTCCATGGAGGGTGCCTACAATGGCCGATTGGCAAACGCTTATAGCTTATTGTGGTGGAAATGACGAGGCTGCCTCTAAATTAAGAATTCAAGGGACTTACAGTTGGTTTGATACACTACATCAAGGGCTTAATAGTTTTGGATTCTCGGCTCTTGCTACTGGAAATAGAACATATTTTTACGCAGAAAGTGATCCAGGAATTGGGTACTCAGAGCGAAATGTTAGTGGTGATTGGTGGTCTACATCTCCTGATGAAATGAATGAAAGCTATATATATTCAGTTAAAATTGGGTCTCAATTTTTAAATGAGTCTTATGATTATTATACAATGGGTAAATCAATAAGATGTGTATCGGACGAAGAACCATTTAACAACACAGATCAAGATGGACATCAATACGGTTGGGTTCAAATTGGAGATCAATACTGGATGACTTCTGACTTAAGGACTACACATTATATGGGAGGTAATCCTATTACTCATATAACAAATTATAAATCTTGGACAGAAGCGTATTATCAAGAGGCCTATTGTATTTATGGTGAACCTGATGTTGATATTCCAAAAATAAGCACAAGCCCAATAACATATATAAATAAAACCAGTTTTACCACCGGGAGTTCATTGATTAGCTCTGGTGGATCAAGTGTAACTTCTAGGGGTATTTGCTATAGTTCGACTAATACACTTCCTACTATAGCCGATACTAAAACGACAGATTCAACTTCATCTTCGTCTGTAGTAAACAATCTAACTGGACTGTCTGAGGATACAATATACTATGTAGTTGCATATGCAATAAATAGTTTTGGAGTAGCATATGGTCAAGTCTTTTCAATTAGAACTTTAAAAACAATAATTCAATTTCCATTCTATGATTATTGGTCATTTAATGGGATATCGGACTTTAGCAAGAATATAATTGGAAATGAAGGCCACTCATTAACTCCATATAATGTAGTAGACGGACAAAGTAAGAGTGGATATTGGGACGCTGTTAATTTTCCTAGCGTTTGGTTCTTTACTCAACCAAGATTGACATTTGGATATAACATGGGAGCCACTAGTCTATTTACTATTTCCGCATGGCTTAGACCGGCAGCTAATAGCAATCACGATATAGAAAGATGTTTTTTATCGATGCCAGGTCAATTAGAGATAGTATACGGAGATTCAGCTGGAACATATGCTAATCCATATATAGTTGTTAGAGACCTTAAGACGCTGAAAAATGTTAAAGCCCCTATATCTATAAAGATAATTAATGACGGACAGAGTCCATATACTCATGTCGCTATAACGGTAAACAGGATTTTAAATGATATTAGGATATATATAAATGATGTCGATCTAACAGAATCAAATGGTAATGAAGGAACTGCATCTGGAGCAGGATTTAATAATAATCTATATAGTGCTGATACTTGTTTTTTTAATATTGGGTCGTATGATTATGACGTAGGAAGAGACTACATAGGAGATATAGATGAATTAAGAATATACAATACAATACCAATTAGATCCGAATTAACTGCCGCTTACAATGCAACAGTTTTATAATAAATAATTAATAATAAACACAATGGAAATAAACAAAACAAATCAAACCTTAAATGTAAATGCAACTTCTACTAATGGAGATTATGTTTATAATTACTCTTATTCAGTAAGAAGTGATAAAGTAGAAAATTTTAATGGAAGCATATTAAAAGGCCAATCTAATATTGGCACCTTTAATAAAAATAATATGATGGGCGAATCTAATAATAACTATGGATTCAAAGACGTAGTAACTGTTGAAGAAAAGGCAACATTAATAGAAGATATAGATACTATATATGAATTAATACTTCAATCAATCTAATATGGTAATCAATCAAACAGATATAAGTAAATTCTCACTACCAGAAGCCATTAGCAATCCTAATGGAAAAACGTCTGGGAGTAAATTAGCTGGATTAGAAATAGTAACCACAGGATGTGTTTGCTTATTGATGGCCAGTATAGAAATAGTTGCAGGTGGAAACGATGGTATAGCTTTGGCTGGTATAATGGCTGGAGTATTAACTGTTGGTGCAACACTTCTTGGATATAGTAAATCTCAAGATTCAAATGACACGACTAATATGGAAATACTAGAGAAGGCATAATGTAAAATTTTATCAAATAAAATAAAATGGCAAAACAAAATAGCACCGATAGGGAGCTTATAGAACAAGAATTAGACATAATGAGACGTTCTATGGAGAATGAAAGTAACAGGAACCAGCCTAAGTTAACATTTAGTCAGTTGCTTCAGTTGATTACTGTAGTGATATTACTAATGGCATCTTGGATTGACCTTAATGTTAAGATAGAAAGAATCGATGTTAAGTATAATGAGAGAACTGAGTTCCTTGAAAAAGGCAGGGTTGCAAATCAAAAATTAATTGAGAATGAAGTTGTTCTTAATAGAATAGCTCATGAAAAGATATCTGAGAAATTAGACATCTTAATTGGACAAAAAAGAAAATAACATGATTAACTTTATTAAATCTATACTTATTAGTAGAACAAAACTAATAGTAGTAATTACAAGTATTCTTCTTATAACTGGAGGAGCATTTTCTGTGAAGATGCTTTATAACGACTATAAGAGAGTGAAACTAGATGCCGCTTCGTATAAAAACAATATGATTGCGTATGAAGAGATTATATCTAAAAAGGATAGTGCCAATAGGGTACTACAGTTAAATAGAGACGATTTAAAGCACTCTAACGACCAGATGATAATTTCTATGGAATCTATGAGAAAGTCGCTCAAAAGGCCTGCAAATAAGCCTGGCGACCTATCTACGGGTATATCTACATCTATCAGAGATACAGATACTATAAGAATAGATAATAAGGTTGATTTCAAGCTTGATACTATAGTAAAATTCAACGATTTGACTAAAGTTGGCATAAAGATTGAAAAAGATTCACTTATTTCTACTATAGACATAAACAATACTGAGTTTTTATACGTTTACTCAACTAGGGAGTACGTTAATCAATACAAGAATGGATGGAATAGATTTTGGCACTTCGATTGGAAGAAAGAAGACATCAATAGATATGACATTAAAAACACGAATGATTTGATTAAAGTAGGAGAAGTAAGAGTAATTAAAGTAAGAGAATAATATGAATTTAAAAGAACTATCTATATTAGAATTAAAAGCATTAGCGTATGATGTGTTATCCCAATTAGAGGCTAATCAGAACAATTTACGCTTGTTGAATCAAGAAATATCCTCTAGAAATACGGCCCCACAACAGGAGGAAGTGGCTCAATAAGAACAAAAATAAAGTATATGAAATTAGAGTTACATAGAAAATTTCTAGGAGAAGAATATACCATTGGCGACTTATTGATCAATGGAGTATTCTTCTGTAATGTTTTAGAAGATAAAGTTAGAGATCTTGACAAGGATGGAGATTTGGATGAGTCTGGCGAAACAAAAGTATTTGGAAAGACGGCAATACCATATGGTACATATCAGATTGATATTACTTATTCTGAGAGATTTAAAAGACTTCTTCCATTACTAGAGAACGTAAAAGGATTTGATGGAATAAGAATACACCCAGGAAATACTGCGGTAGATACACATGGATGTTTATTGGTTGGTATCAATTCTCAAAAAGGAATGGTAACCTATTCTAAGAAAACATTTGATAAACTATTTCCTGTGCTAGCCGCGGCTCACGAAGTAAGAGAAAGTATATTTATAACAATTAGCTAAAGATGGTACAATTTCATAGTTTAAATACTATAATTGATGATCTACTCAACGAGAGTAGGTCCTCAGATATTGCTGAATCTGAGTCTTTAAGTAGGATTCAGATTGAGCAATGGATTATTGAATATAGATCAATTCTTATAAAACAGGACATAGACAAGGGAAGAAAGATAAACCCTGACTATGAGCAAGAGATAAGAAACATTCATGTAGTTTCAGACGCATCTATAAATTCAAATGTTTGGGTTGGTAAGACTTCAATCAAAATACCTAATGGTGTTGATTTTCATTTTGAGAATCCAATTACCGAGGTGTCTGATAGTTATGGAAATATAATTCAATTACTATCAGAGAAGAGAAGTAGATTCCAAAATAAAAGAAGATACGGAAGTAATGAAACTGTTGCATATAAAAAAGGAGAGTATTTATATATATCCGGGAATGGCGGAGTAGATTACATTGATGTTAAAGGAATATTTGAAGACCCTATGAGTTCTCAATTAGGACTTACTGCGGATGATAGATATCCAATTCCAGCCAATATGGTTACTACCTTAAAGGAATTAATAATGACCAAGGAGATTAACATAGTAGCATTGGCAGATGTAAGCAATGATTCGTCTAATGACCTAACTAAGTCTCAATTAAGTTCGTCTGATTATAAAAAGATATCGCGTGGCATCAAGTAAAAAGAATAGGCACTTATCATATACCATAGAAGACTACTTCCTATCGTATAAGGAGGCGGTAGTTGGAAATAGACTATACGATGTACCGAAACATAAATTTTACTCCATAATTAAAGATTACTTTAAGTTTTTATCATCGGAACTATTAGATAATTCTAAAGAAATAAGGCTGCCAGCCAGAATGGGTACGTTGTCTGTGGTTAAGAAAAAGCCAAAAAGATATGATTCTAACAGTCTAAGGGTTGACTTTCAATCATCTAGGGATAATAAGAAGTTAATACTTCATTTAAACGAACATTCTGATGGATATAATTTTTCATTCTTCTGGTGTAAGAAGGATATCATGATAACAAATAAGCAATATTATCAATTGATAATGACTAGGGCTAACAAAAGAAGACTAGCGGAATTGATAAAGACAAATAAAAACGATTACATAGAAAGGTAAACATGATTTATAAATACGTCTCATGCTATCAAGTGATAGCTAAAGTTTTAGCAGACCTAGACATAACAGAAGAAGCTGTTAGAATCGCCGACTTCAAAGAATGGTGCTCTGAAGCATTAGAGAAAATAGGTTCGGTAAAACAACTCAAAAGAACTATATGCGGAGAGGGAAGTTCTCCGGCATTAGTCATGTCTGGATATCAAACCCAATTGCCAAGTGATTTGTTTAAACTAAATCAGGTAATGTATTCTGTGAATCCAACTGGACCATGGTTTCCTATGACTGTATCTACCGGATCGTTTGATCATTGGGATGCAGTTCCGGATACTCAATTAACAACTAGTGGATCTACTCCAAATGTAGTACTAGAAGCACTCCTATTGTCTATATACGAGACTATGTCTGAGAACTTTATATATGCTTGGTATAACCAAATGACATATGAAGAAGCTGTTGTTATAATGAAAGGAGACTCAGAGGCCAGTAGAAACCTAAGAGCATTGTTGTTATCTATGTTAAAGTATAATGGAACTACATCTAATGTAACCAAGGAAATTGGTTTTAAATATAGAATAGACCCATCTCAGTCAAAGATAATTAGCAATATGAAGACTGGATTTGTGAAGGTTTCATATGATGCTATGTATACAGACGAAGAAGGATATCCAATGATACCTGATTTAATTTCATATTTAGAAGCAATCTACTGGTATATAACAATGAAGTTAAAGTATCCTGAGTATTTATCTGGTAGAATGAATAGAGAGATCTATTATGATATAAGAAGATCTTGGAATTTCTACTGCAAACAAGCATACGGAGAAGCAATGATGCCAAACGAGGATGAAATGGAAACTATAAAGAATGTATGGACTAAATTAATTCCAGACGTTTATGCAAATGAAAGTGGATATGTTAACATAGGCGAACCACAGAGAATTAAAAATTTAAACAGAAGAAATGTCAAACAAGTCTGGTAAATCGCAAATAAATTCCTTCGGGGCAGGGATGGATTTAGATTTAGATAAATCGCTCCTAAAAGACAATCAATACAGATACGCTGAGAATATTCGTTCTATAATGAACGATACAGCTAGTACAGGCTCTCTATCAAATATAGAGGGCTCTTATTGTATTGGAGAAGTAATTCCAACAGATGAGACAATAATAGCGTCTACGACTGTTAGGGACAAGGGGGTTGTCTTTACTAGAAAAGCTGCTAGAGAATATATTAAAAGGCACGGATCTTTTGATCTATATAAAGGAGCGGGGGCGTTTACAAGTAGAGAATTCTATAATGGAATAACCGGAGGATCTAGTGGAGTTGTAACTATAGATATAGATATAGTGAATGCTAGCGGTGCCGGGGCAAGTACGTTTCGTGATTTCGATACAGATACAAATATCGTAGTAGAAAATATGCTCCAATTAGATTTTGCATCCTCAGTATCAAGCGCCACTCTATCTAATTTAGACTGGACGTTATCTTCATATACTGCATCAAATTCTAGTATATCTACATATAATATATCAAATACAAAGATTTTTCATTACGTATTTGACTCTAATAGAGACATAATAGGCATTCAATTTCCAATAGAATATGCTGGAGTTCCTGATATAATTTCTGGAGCAACTAGAATGAATCTTACACTTAATGGGGTTTCATATGGTTATCCAATATTCATACCAATAGTATCTATAGAGGACTATAGCAGTGTTGTGCCTAATTCTATTAGGGTGAATTGCACTGGGACTATAGATTTAGAGAATATAAACGCCAATCTTGGAATAGAGCTATTCCAGCAAAGCGCTACTATGTCATTCTTTGATTCTCCATATCATGATAGATATATGAATGGAGTTTTAATAGACTCTAGTTCGGTATATATCCCTGGAATAACATTTGTTCCAGAAAATAAATATGTACATAGAAGTGGTGATATTTCTATATTTAATAGGCAAGGAACATCTAATATTACTGTATTCAATACTCCATGGCCGCATGAACTTATAACTGGAGATTTAGTCTCTATATCGTCTTCTGATAGCGATTATGCTCTAGATGAACAGACTGTAACAGTTATAAATGAACATACATTTTCTATTCCAACATGGATAAGTGAGAGATATATTAATCTTCCCAATGGAGTAAATAAGATATATAGGCTGGATTTTCCTACCGAAAACACAGTTACTCATACATGTATAGTAAATCCAGATGGATTAGAGTTAAACATAAACGTTGGGTCCACAATAGATATAGTAACCAGATATGAGAGCGATAGAAATATAAAAGTATACTGGGCTGATGGAAATAACTTCTTAAGATGCATAAATATAAGTAGCACAAAGGATTCCTACAATCAATCTATATATGACGTATCTGCGTTTGATATGGTTTCTGATTCAGATTTAACATCGCCACAAATACTTGGATTAGGCAGTGGGAAATTACAGTCAGGTCTAATACAGTATTGTTATCAATTATATACTTCTGTTGGCGGAGAGACTCTATTAAGTCCATTAAGTAATCTAGTTAGTTTGACTGATTCCGTAGTTGGATCTAAAAACTCAAAATACACAGGGCTTGGACTTGGTGCTATATACGGAAAAAATACAGGCAAATCAGTAAAGTTAAAGGTTTTACTGCCAGATACAAACATATTCGTAGGAATTAAACTGATATCTGTATATTACTTTGATGTTAATTCGTCTCCAGTGATATCATTAATAAAAGACTCTAAAATATCAGTAGGACAAACATCAATAGGGCTAGAAGACTCTGGAGCTACTGCAATTGGCGAAATTACAATAGAGGAGTTTAATCTAATAGGCAAAAACATATTAAAGCCAAATTCTATAGAGTCTAAGGATAATATACTGTTTGCTGCAAATTATACAGAAGATACATGGGATGTAGGTTCATATGATACTAGATCATATCAATTTAAACTAGATAGCGGAGTATATAAAACATTATTGTTTAATGCCGATGGTACAAGTCATCCATATCTATACTCACAACTAAATACTGTATCGGAATCTGACGACGCAATTAACAGCGAGATATATGAAACTAATAAATACTCAGACCTTTTATATAAATATAACAAGGATGGGCATTATGGTGGATCTGGATTAAATGTAGACTACTTATTTTCAAATACTTACTTTATAGAATCATATGATGACTTCTGGACTAAGAAGGTATCGGGAAACTACACTGGTAAAAAAGATAGATATATAGACAGAAGGACTGCTAGAATTGGAGATAAGAATAGATTGATTGATTCTGTTCAATTCAAGGATAGTGATGGAATTAAATCAACAGTAAGTCTATCTAATTTTGGAATAGAAAGGCATAATGGGTTTTTAAATTACTCTAATCCTCTCCTATCAAACGCCTTCGCCTCTTATATGAGAGACGAGATATATAGATTCGCTGCAGTATTTTATGATAAAAAAGGTAGAAGGAGCCCTGCTAGATGGATAGCAGACATACGATTCCCTGCTGGATATGAAACCAGTTCGGACTGGTCGTCTAATTCTTTTGAAATGCCAGAAGAACAATCTACATTAGATTATACTGGGTATCTACCTAGTCAGGAATTGCTAGTTAAGCCACTGGGATTGAAATTTACTTTTAGAAACATACCTACCACTGTAAAAAAGATAGAGATAGTTAGGGCTAAGAGAGATAACAATAATAAAACTGTATATGGGCAGGGAGCCCTACAAAAAGTAGGAACTCAAAAGAATGAATACTATGGAGTTTTTGGAGGAAATGTTGGAATTGATAAGACTAAGATACTAAACAATGGTATATCTGGAACATTAAGACCTCATCCAATATTGTCTATGGGATATTTATATTCTATAGCAGCGCCAATATATGCAAGTAATCAAATATCATTTGATACATATGTAACGTTTAATGGAGAAGGGTATTGCATTCCTACTATAAATTATTCTGGTAATAGTGACAGAGAAACACTGTATTATACCGATCACGCAATATCTCCATATTTTGCAAACAAAAGCTTTTTAGGATTAGTCACTCCTGAAACATGTTATTATGGGGTTGATTACATAGAAAAACTAAGAGATAAATCTAATTCAATGAAATTAGAGGTGGTAGATATAATATCCCCACTAGCAACTCCTACATTTATATGGGAAACTAATGGTGGTGGATCTTCCGCTACAAGTTATTATGGGAATTTAAAAGATAAATTAACTTCAGCACTTAAGGTTGGAACTGTTAATGGAGTAGATGGTTCTGTTATTGCTAAATACTCCTCTGGAATGTTTCTAGGTGCAGATATAAATACCAAGAATTACGCTACTGGATATAATCCAAATAACGATTATATGCTTCTTCCAATTGGATTTGCTGGGTGTATATCTAACTTTGCAAGTGGATATCCTGGAGACAGAACAGATGAGGTTATTGATTATTCTGATCCATTATCTAGTGGAACCGATAACTCTAAAAAGAGTGCAGGAAATAGCGCCGACGTATCTGATATATTAGTAAGTGGACCTGGTCCATCGCAAATAGAACCAGGAGCAAGAGTGTTCTTATCTGGAGGAGGCGTTATTAGATATCAAGATATAAATAGATTTGACTACAAGTCCGGAATAGATAATTCAAATATAGATACAAATTCAGTATCAAAACCAAGAACTCTATCTAACACTGCAAATGATAATGATAGCAGTAGTACTACGTTTAAATACTTTTCTAGGTATGCTCAAAATGATGCAGCTGGAAATCAATTTAAACTAGTAAAACTTAATTCTAATTCAGCAGAGGACAGAACTGTAAGTGCATATTATAGTATTAAAAGTATACCAACGTTTTCTATTGATAATTTTGAGTATTCAGGCGATATAATTCCTGGAAAGAAAATAGGAGAACAATCTGCTAGTTACATATCTATTGGAGATAAATCGTATTTAAATTGGGCCAAGCCATTAACATATGGCTCTGGTACTAGTTATGCTGACTCTGACCCAGACCAAGGAGATAGAAGATTCTCTAATGCTGCGTCTAGAAGTAAGATACAGGGAATCCATGGTCCTCAGATTATAATGTCGTTTGATGGCGATAATATTATACCGTCTATATTAGAGGTTCAGACAAGTAAAAAAGTATTTACTGATGGTGTATTTGATGAAGGATTAGTTGCAATAGAAAGAGCAACTACTAGTCAGTTATCTACGTACATAGTAAACATAAAAAATATGAATGCTGGTATATATGGTGGAAAGTCATTATTAGATAGGCAATTTACAGAATATATATCAACTGGAGCTGTGATTGAGGTTTCTTCTACCGATGCATCTAGTTATGTATTTGGAGGAGATACATTTATAGGACTGTTAGACTACACAGTAGTCCATGCAACAGACCCAATGGTAGACTTTTCTAAATATAGTTCTGATACATATTCGTCCGAGCCAATTTCATTACTATCACAGACAAATCACGTTGGAGCACTTATACCATTAGAGTCATCTATAAATATGCATTTAGTTAATTCTAAGGCGTACGTAGCAGATGATTATAATTTCAACATACAAAATGAGCCTGGCGTATATGGACCAGCACTATCTGCTGGAGGCGCTTGGACCACGACTCAAGACCATAAACAGTATGATTATAATGCTGCATACTCAGCAGAACAAATAGCACTTGGGCATACATCTAAACTACTTACCGATATAGATAATAAGAATTTTGACTCTAGGGTAGCATATTCTAATGTAAAAACAAACGATGAGATATACGATAGTTGGATGAAATTTAAGCCAGCTAATTATATGGATGTAGATTCTAAGTATGGAAAGATAACTAAGCTTAAAACATTCAAGAGTAGACTATTCTTTTGGCAAGATAAATCATTTGGTGTATTGGCAGTAAATGAAAGGTCATTAATAAAAGACAACAATATAAGTTCGTTAACTCTAGGCACCTCTGGAATATTATCAAGATTCGACTATGTATCTATTAATAATGGATTCAAGTTCAAAACAATAGGCGGGATATCTAATTCGGAGTCTAATATATATTGGTTTGACATAGATAATAACGAAATGTGTGTATTTAATGGAGATGTATCATCTGTATCTAAAGGCAAGGGAATTCAGAGCATTCTAAATAAAAGCGTTGATGAGTTATCGAACAACATACCTATGATATACGATAAGAAATATAATGAACTAATATTAACTTTATATGGCATAAGGGATGCTAGTACAATTGAATAATGTTAAATACAATTAATTACTCAGAGCCCTTAAAGGCATATATGTCCTTTATATCATCTAAGCCAAAATGGTATCTAGATTTCAGCAACAAGTATTACTCCTTTGATGAAAACAATGTACTTTGGAAACATAATTCGAATGACGCTGCATACAATGAGTTGTCAATAACTCCCAGTACTACTGGTGACATTACAACACATTTTTATGATAACTCGTTTATATCCTATATAGTTAATGGGGAGTACGTACAAACAAAAACATTTGACAATGTATCATTCTCTGGAGACAATGTAGAAAGTACCATACTTGATATAAACTTCGATACTAAGACCCAAAGTAGCAATAAAGTTAAATGGGAAAATATAACTAAAAGAGAGGATACATATAAATTTGCAATACCTAGAGATGAGGCTGAGATAATGTTCTCTTCTAGGATGAGAGGCAAATTCCTTAAATCAAATTTCTTATTTACTACAAATGGAACTCAATTTACAATTCCATATATAGAAACAACTTATAGACATTCAATGATATAATATGAATAAAAGTATTACAATAAAAAGCTTTCCACAGAAGAAAGTTAAAAAAATAAATTTGCCAAGAATAGCAGCCGGAGATCCATGGTATGATGCCAAGGGAATTACCCAACAAGGTCAGTCTGATGCTAATCTTATGGGTGGTATTGGCAATATTGCAAGTGGAGTTGGCGGTCTATTAAAGAATGATGATGCTAGTTCTATTGGTTCTTATGCTGGAAATATACTTGGAGATACAGGTAAATATGCTTCAATAGGAGCTGCTTTAGGCCCTTGGGGTGCTATTGGTGGAGCTGTAGTTGGAGCTGGAATAGGGACAATGACTGCTATTACTGGAGATCAAGCTCAGCAAGCAGAGAAAAGACAAACATTGGCTAATTCTAATGTAGCAAATAATACCTCTATATCACAAGGAGTTAATGCTAAATATAATATTAGAAACACTACTAACAATAGAGTACCTGGATTAGAAAAAGGAACTCCAATGTTTAGGTCTGGAATAGCAAATTCTAATAAGCCAAATGCAATTATAGCTCCAGAGGAAGTAGTTAGAGACGGTCAAACCGGTCAGTTAAATCAAGTTCCAGGTCAATATAACTCATCTAACCCAGATACAGTTCCTGCCAATCTAACTCAAGGATCATCAGTATTTAGTAATCAAGCAAAACAAATACTTCCTGGAGGCAAATCAACGCCTGCAGATATTATGGCAAGAGCAGAAAGAGTGCAGAAGGCAAATCAAAAAGCATTAAATCCAAAAGAAGGAGAAATGAAATTAGACTCACTTAGAGAAAAGACAATTAAATTGAATTTATCTAACATACAGAATCAGGCAAATAACTTAAATAAGTTTAATGTTATTGCAAATAATACTAGCACTTCAAATCTTTATGGTCAGGTTCCAGGATTTAAAAATGGAACTCCTAGCTTCGAAGAGTTAAATAGCCTTATGAAATTTACTCCCAATGACGCTGCATACACTATTGATGATAAACCAAAGACTATGGGTGTGCCTGATATGCTTAATATAAGCGGTTCTACGGCATCTAAGCTAATTGGCGGTGAAAATGTTCAACTAACGAAAGATAATGCCTTAAATGCGCCTAAGAATGCGTCTACGAGCGTCTTAGACACTAGTATTGGAGATAAGCTTTCTTCATTGGGCAATAAGATAGCATCTTTGTCTCCAATGGCATATAATGCACTTAATTCTCAACCAGAAGTAGTTAGTCCTATATATAACAATTATATAAATCCAAATCAGAGATACAATGTATCTTCTGAGCTTGCTGATGCCGCAAAACAAAGACAGATCTCTAGATACAATAACTCAGTAATGGGCGTTGGTACTGGAGCCAGTCAAGCGTTTGGAGCTGATTTATATGGTAGAGGCGTTGAGCAAACTGATAACTTAATGGGCAAAGCTCAGATGGCTAACAATGGATATATTAATGATTATGCAAATAGATATAATCAACAATCAGAATTAGCATCTAATGAGAATAGGCGAGTATACGATTTAAATGCAAGGAATAGAGCAGCCTCTAGAAATATGGGCTCTAAGAATATAGAGATGTTAAGTCAATTTGCTCAATCTCAAGAATTGATGGGCAATCAGAAAAAGAATGATAAACTAAATGCATATGTATATAGTTTGTATAACTCTGCGATGAGACCAGAGGATAGAAAGAAATTAAACGGAATGTTAGGAATTGCAGCATAATGGTAAATTTATACGATAGCCCGGCACAGGCTCAATTTATTAATACGTATGTGCCGATACAATTTGACTCTATGTATAAGGTTGCTGATAAAGCTCAATCAAACATGGATAAAGGAACTGAGATTCTAGACAATCTTCAGACAATGAGATCATTGGGTTCTCTATCTCAAGTAGATAATGAGAACTGGAATAAGGACTATGGTAGCCAAATATCAGACTTTGTAGACAATAAAGTACAGAGTAACTATGATTTAACTAATCCAGAGGTATTAAGCGGTCTGGCTTCTTTGAAAAGAAGAATACAAAATGACCCTAATGCTACTAATATGATTGAGTCCAAGGCTAATCTTAAACAGGCTGCAGCAAAAGCCGATCCTCAATGGGGGTCTGTTTATGGCGATGTGTTTAAAAATTATGATACTAAAGGTTCTGGACAAATATATTCTGGACAAACCTTGGACTATAAATCGTGGGAAGCAAAAGGAGACGAGTACCTTAAGGACGTAAAAGCAAAGAGAGACTTAAAACCGACAAATGGATATTGGCAGTCTAGAATACATCCAGAGGATGTGGTAAGTACTGTTAATGCTAAAGAAGCAAATATAATGACTGATCCTCACGTAGACTTACTTGCAAAGAAAGACTTACAAGAAGGAAAAGTAACTGACCCAAAGTACTATGATGTAAACCCAGAGACTGGTGAGAAATCACTTAAATCTAATTGGAAAAACATGTATGCTAAAGATAGGATATCTCAATCTAAAATGGATGCTACTACTGGAGTGACGTATGAATTTGACTCTCAAGGAGCTGCTTCTAATGCCGCTGCTGAAACTAAATTATATCATAGACAAATGTTAGCTCAGAGAGAAAAAGAATTTGAGTGGAAAAAGAATAGTCAGGATATAGTAGGACAGTGGACTAAGGATAAACAATTAGAAACGTTTGATAACAAGTCGCAATATGTTGTTAATTATGTTAATGAGCAATTAGCTAGATTTCCAAATGCAGATAAATTTGGAGTAGTTTCAAAAATGTTTGGACCTGCTACCGCAACTTATCTTACTCAGTTAGGAGATAGAAATGAGATAAATGCTCGCATATCAGAAATAAATTCTAAAAGAGCCATAGCTCAGGCTAGCGGGGCTCCAACTGTTGATTTTGATAATCAACTTAAATCATGGAACAAACAGAAAGCTCAAGCAGAAGCAATAATGAATGCAAATAGCTCCGCCTATGCTAATACGGTTCATAATGAAGAAAACAAGGCGTTAACAGGCAAGAGTGCTATTTTTACTAAATCTGATATAATTGGACTTAATACTGTTGATGCTCCTGGAATACTGACTAATACATCTGCCGAGATATCATTTGGAACTCCAACTAAGGTTGTTACTACTGGCGGTGTTCAATTGAATGGATTTGTAGGAGATAATCACAAACTTCTTCTTAGAACAGCCAATGGAGATCCAAGTAATGGAAAATTCGTAGCAGAAGGCGTTGAGAGATTTAAAAGAACTAAATTAGCAAAAGAAGCTGGTCCTGCATTGACGTCATTCACAAATAACTTGAAGAATGGATATTATGACAAAAAAGGATTTGCAGTACCTGGAACTAGCTCTCTTATAACAGGCGGTGGAAGTATTCACTCTTCTGCGTATTATGTTCCTGCTGATGAATTAACTATTGATCAATACAGAGTACTTAAATCTCTTTATGGATCAGAAAATATAGTAACTAAAGATAAAGAGGCGATAGAAACTTCTACTGGCGGAGCGGCTAGTGCAAGTGTTAAGAAAGAATATATACCAATTCCAACTTACATGGGAGGATCTGGAGATAATACAGAAATGCAAGATAGATCAATAAATGCATCCATAGTACATAGACAAGGAAAAGAATATTATCAAGGAAATTCTAGAAGCGGATCAGAACAATCTACCACTATTTCAGAGTCTGGAGAAGAATAAATAAAAAAAACAAATACAGTTCTAATGGAAATAAATAAAAATGATATTAGGGCCGCGCTAAATAGCGGTAGTATGAGATGGTCGGACATAGCTCCGACCTCTGCTATTTCTAATCGCCCCTACAAAGAACAAGAAATGTATAATAGACTTGATAGGACGGTTCAACCCGCACAAGAATCTGTACAAAAAAAACAAACACCTACTGACCATCCGGAAAGACCAGATATAGTTAGTAGCGATTCTGTTTTTAATGAAAGCCAGCCATCTCCATCTTACGTGGATACTGCTAATCCAGAACTAAGGAGAAATGAAAAGCCAGTAAAAAGTGACAATTCAAACTCTCCTATTCAGCCAGAACAACCAAAAAAAGATAGAACTATATTTGATCTGTCTGGAAACTCTGCATTGAATGTATTTGCCGGGGTGTATAATACCGGACTAACTTGGTTTGAGCAAAAGACTAGAAATGAGATAACTCCATATCTTCATGCGGCAGATAATCTTAATGCCAATGCATCTAATCCAGACGCATATAGACTTATAAATCTATATAAAGAAAAGCAAAATGAGACATACTTTGGATACGAAGCACCACAAAGGAAACAGAGAAATCTTTCTGATGAGAATGCTACATATGATCCTATTAAGGCATTAAAGTTATCTCAGGCTGGGTTTAGTTACTCCGCTCCTGCAGCTCCAGATAGTGAGTTGAAATACAAAGAAGATCTAAAGAAAAATATAATAAATAACTCTGTAGAAAAGGCAGATTGGGTTGACGCAACCGCTAATACATTGCAGTCTGCTCCAACAATTTTAAATTCATGGGCGAAAAATCCATCTAGAATACTTGGAGATATAGAAAACCCGCTTAGATCTGTCTTTGGCGATTTAGATCCAAAAAGTAGATTCTTTCAGAACTCTCAAAAAGATATAGATGAATCTATACTTAGAGATAGAACTGAGGCCGCGTCTAGAATTGTAAATAAAGAAGGAATCGGATCATACGTATTTGATCATGCTAATTTTTTATCTGAAAAGACTATAACTCCAATGTCAATAGCAATGATGTTGCCAGGCGCTGCTAGTTATATTCCTCGGGCTGCTGGAGCTCTAGGCTCTGCGTATGGAATGTATTCAAATTCCGAAGCGGTAAATCAAAATTTAGGTTGGAGAAAGCTGAATGATAATGAAATTCCGGACGATCTGCAAGAAATTAATGGTATTCTAGGAGATGATATAGTAAATTGGTCTAAGGCATCTGGCCAATTCAAGGACAAATTGCCTAATTTAGATGATGTTTTAGCCGGAAAGAATATAAATAACACTTCCGCTGGAAATAAATGGCATTCTGAAGCTACAAAAGCGATGTATGATGATGCAAAATCGAATGAAAGGTACGCATCTTATTTTCAATGGGCAAAGGATAGAACAATAGCTCCTGATGAAGAAATAAACAGAGAATATCCAGAACTGGCAAGTACGTTCCAAAGCGTTGGAGCTTCATCTTCTATGGCTGTTGGGATGATTGGTAATATGGCCGCTACATGGGCTATCAACAAAGCTACTGGAGGACTTTTATCTGCAGCTGGAACTAGACCTATATCAGATTACCTTCTTATAAATTCTGGCAACGTTGCAAAAGCAATGTCTAATGCGTATCTTTCTGTTAAATCTAGAGAATCAGAAGCATATTCCCAGGCTATACAGAGTTACGATAAGAGATTTTCTGAAAACTTAAATAGCAAATTAGGATTAGATGTATTCGATGGGGATAAATTCGACGATAATAAATTACTCGGATTAGTAGATAGGAATAAATCTTTAGCTCAATTTGCAAATTCAGACACTAAGAACATTTCTAACGAGATGGCATCTGGCGTTGTTGGTAATTATGACAATGCAGTTGCAGAATTAACTAAGAATGGAGCACTTTCAAAAGAAACTAGAGGTAAATTAATTAGTGATATTAAGTCTGGATTTCTAAAAACATCAGTAGATAAGGAAATATCTGCAGCTAGAAACCATGCCAATGAAGGAATGGATGAGTATTTGAGAAGATATATGGGGTTACTTCCTATAGATATGCTTGAAAATGCTTATATATCTATGCCATTCAATAAATTAAAGATTGCAAATGCCAATAAATTTGATAAATCACTATTTGGGTCTGTAAATAGAACCTCTGAAATGGTTACTGATTATATAACCGAGTCTAAATTAGGCAGGATGGGATCATCTGTATCTAATTTTAAGGTTGGAAAAGTTAGAATTGGAGCCGCTCCTGAGTTCGTTGGGCGTACTGCTAAAAAAATGGTAGTTGCTGGACTTACAGAAGCGTTCTTGGAAGAAAATCCACAACAGTTAATCCAAGAAAGATATGAGGATGGCTCTGGAAATAAAAATAGTGCAAACTTTATTGATGTATTAAAAAACACAGCTGGGTCTGCAAGTTCTGCAGCCATGGCTTTAATTGGAGTTGGAGATGATGCTAGGTATCAACAGAAGATATGGGATAACTTTAAAAACGTTATAGTCACTACCGGAATTCATACTTCTATGATGGGTTCTATTGGTGTAGTTAAGGAAATGCAAGATAGCCAGAAAGATCAAAAAGCAAAAGCATTCGTTAAGGCTAACGTCTTAACTCAAATGCAGGCTAATGATAGACTAAACAAGACTAATGTATATGTAGATAAGCAAATTCAGGGTAAAGAAGCTAATGTTATTAATTACTTAGAAAAACTTGCGCAAAATCCACCAGAAGGAATTAGTCACGAAGACATTAAAGAAGAACTTGCAATAGCAAAGAAAACAATGCTAGTTGCAAATAGTAAGACCGTCCTTGGATATGCAAATAGAGCGGGTGGAGTTGGATCCGAAAACCATAAGTTATTGACTTCTCTGATAATGGATCATGAGAATTCTGCAAAACAGGAAGTTATTAATGGGGTTATTAGTGCTAGTGACTACGTAAACATAAAGAATGAAGAATTTGCCAATCATCCAATAAACGATTTTTTAGATAAACACAACCTATCTCATCCAGACAATCAAATATCTGACCAATCTAAGAAAGACATATTTGATGCAATTGCATCTGTAAAAGCATTAGATGCGATAAACTTTACTGCAAAAGCAACTAATGAGTTTACTAGAAGGAAATTAGAAAACTTAAATGAATCTTTAGATACAAGAAGAGAGAAGGCCGCGAGAACATTACATGACGCTTTATTTGCCAGTGGATTAACCGAGGCTACGAGAGATGCCAATGTTACATTCTCTTCGGTAAAACAAGAATTAGCTGATTTAGAGATTCCGGATATAGAAAATAGAATAGTTGAACCATTAGGATTGTCTCATATTGCTGCAATTAGTAGTAACTATGAATCATGGATGAAAGATAACCTAACGAACTCTCCAGTCGATAAAGTAAATAAACTTTCTAAGCGAGATCACGACATATATGTTGATAAAATTCTTGACATGTATCGTGAGTCAAGAAAGACTGAAAATGAAATTGAGAGAACGAAAGAGGCAGTAGATCAGGTTAAGGCAGAAAAGATTGACATACAGCCAGTTGCTCCTACGTATGAAAGTTCGTCTGATCCAATTGGAGAGACCGCAGAAACTGTAGAAGCAGAAAAACCATGGCATGAGACTATTCCAGAACATAAAATAACTCCAGTAGAGACTGTTGGGGGATATACTGGTAATGCGGACCTAGTTGGAGAGGATATGGAGGATGATGGGTTTGTATTTGATAGACCAGATATTCAGCCAGAAGAATCAATAGCAGATGACGCTGATAAATTGATATCAGAACTTGAAAAAGCAACTCTAGTAGAAGAGGCGGCAGAAGAAGAATCTCCAGAGAAAACTGCAGCCGAATCAAATACAGAATCTAATCAAAAGGCCATAGACTCTATAAAAGATACTGATGAGATTAATGATATACTTGATGACGACGATAGCGCCGCAATAAACGAACTAGCCGATATTACTCCAGCTATTATAGCGACTGAGTCAATTAAGCATGATAGGATAAGCAGAACTCTATTTGCTGATATAAAACTGCCTCACGTGAAGGCCTTTTTAATGAATCCTGAGGCATTTAAATCTGCAAAGGTAAGAATAGTAGTCAATAGGCATCATAATGGCACAGTGGCCGTCTATACGATCCCTGCTGGCACAAATAGAGATGGTGGAAAGAACACTATTACAGGAGAGGACTATTCTGCTCCAAATAACTTCGATATAACCAATCCTAGTACATGGGATAATGCATATATCAAGGTTGAGGTTAAGTATATGGATGGCAAGATAGAGAAGACTATTCCATTTAATATAAAAAACCCAGGAGAAAGAGAATTTGTTACTGAAGATAATGGTATAAAGAAATATTCTACCGATGAAGTTCAAGCGCTTAGAGATTTTAGGAACTCAATTATAGCCGAGCAAGCTAAAGTATCTGCAGATAATTCTCTTGAATTAAGAATGGTAAATGGATTCGAAAGAGGGATATCTAAACTAGCATTAAATAGAGATAAAAACGATAGAGCTGTTCAAAGGGGATTGCATGAAGTTGTAGGCCTTATTGACGAGAGTGATCCTAATAAATTAGGCGTTCACAATCTTGTTATGGCATATGGTAGAGGGGAAAAAGGTGGTAATCTTGTAGTATCCTTATATGAATCTGTTGGTGTATCTAATAGTGAAAATGCTGGATCGATATTTATTACTAAGCCAGATCCAATCAATCCAACTGGAGAGGTAAAAATCAAAGTAAATAAGAAAAAGGTCGGCCTTGATTCCGGAACTGCAGAATTAATATACAAACTAGCCGTCGAATTAGGTGGTAGTACTGCTAGACAGATATCGTTAAATGAAAAAGGAGAAGTAATTGCGATTAATAGTACATCTCCATTTGGTTTAACTCCTGCTGCATTGCTACACAGAATAGTTAACTTTGGAGAAGGAACTCATGTTGGAGAAGACGGTAAAGACTTCTTAAAACAAAAGCAATTCTATATTGCCTCTGGAATCCTATACTATGGAGAAAATAAAGTCCCACTGGTTACTATAAATGATACACAGAAGGCTGATATATTAAGGTATATAAATGAAAATCTTACTTGGGGTATAGATAAGAACGATTTATGGAATAGTGAAACAAATTCAGATAACTTAGTTTCTGACTTATTTCCTGGATTGAAATCACATTTAGATCATTCAGACAAAAACTCAGTTAAATTTGCTCCTGGAGTTGAATTTACTAAGGAAGATATGGATATTACTTGGACTGCGTGGTTAGTAAAGAATAATAAAATAACTTCTGACTTAGCAGATGGAGTCTTTGAACCTCCATTCTTGTTTATGACAGATGTTAAATCTGTTGCAAAAGGATCTGAGAATATAGTTTCAGTACCAGGAGGAGCATACAATACATCTTCTACCCAACAGAAAATAGACGCAGAGAATGAAAGATATGAAACTGCACTAAAAGCTGGAATAGTTGGAAGCGGAGCAAAGCTTAATCATGAAAATATTTTAAACGAAATAGCAACTGAGTCCAGTATTCAAGACATAGCATCAGATCAGACTGAAACTTCCGCTGAAATTGCAAATGAAATAGTTGAGAAAACAGAAGCTCCTGCTAAGCCATTATCATTCTTTGATGATTTTGGAGCTCCTAGGCTAATAGACGTTAATAACATGCCGTCAAACACTATAGACGAAGATAAGGCTGTAGAATTTCTTAGAAAGAAACTTGGAGGAAAATTTGATATAAATATAGTATCTGATGTAATATCTCTGTCTAATGGAGACTTTGCTCAAGGTCTTACTAAAAGAAGATCAATAGATATATTTGACCTAGCCCAAGAAGGAACTGAATTCCACGAAGCATATCACAGAGCCTCATTACTTCTTATTTCTAGGAAAAGAAGAATGTCTATTTATGATAATATCAGAAAGAATGAGATTGCATTTGAGAATGCTACTGACTCTGAAATAGAAGAATTTTTAGCTGAGAGATTTAGAGATAGACTTCTGACAAATAATGTAGATACAAAAAATGGGAGTCTAATAAATAATGTTTTTAGAAGAATCTACAATGCGTTTGATGCATATAAGAATTTTACAGATAAAGACATAGAAAGACTATATAGGGACATAGAACTTGGAGTTTTAAGAACTAAAGGCATTAATAGAAAAAGCGCATATGAATTTAGTGAGAAATACGAAGAAGGTGCTGCAAAAAGATTTAGAGACTCTGGACTAACTAGTCTAAAGACTGTAGAAGCTAAAGATAGACTTATAAACAGCTTAACTTATTACTTGTTTAGACTAAACGATATTGAAACTATTGATAACATAGAGAATCTAGACTATAACAAATTAAAGTCAAGTATTTTAGCCACCGCAGAAGGATATAAGGGAAATCCAGAAGAAGAAAATAAATACAAATTATTTCAGGAAGTTTATGACAAATTTGATAGTTACTTCTTACCAGAGATAAAGAAAAGCGTAAAGAATACTGGCATAACCGAGAGAACTGAAAAAGTATCTGATATTGACGAAGAGATAGTAAGCAAGGAGGCTGCGTCTCATGATAAGGCTTCATATGAAATTTCTAAGAGAGATAATATTAGGGCTGAGGTTAAATTTTTTATCAGGAATATACCTGAGTCTGAAATGGTAAACAATACTCCGATGGCAAAGACTGATCCACTATCTGGGCTTCCTTCGTTCGTTGAGTTTGAATTAGCATGGAATACAATGGTATATGAGCTACATAAGGAAAATACTGTTGATGGAATGAAGGCTAAGATCGCTGATCTTGCTACTACCAAGAATAATCCATTCTTTATAATGCTAGAAAGAAGATTGTCTAAGATGAATGACAACTTTCTTACTAAGTTCTGGAATACAATGTATAGTCATAGACATGATTACATCAATACCGTATATAATGCTAAGAGCGCTAAAGAAGGATCCGAATATGAAAAATCTATTAGAAACATTTCAAGTAATATAGATAGGGCTGAAAGAGAACTTCCTATGTTCTGGGGACAGAATATGTTATCGGATGGAATGATTTATTCTATGACAGAAGAAGGTCGTGTATTCAATAAAGCAAATGCAATACAAATAAAACAGCATTATGATGAACTGGCAGCAATAGTAAATAAGTCTATGTCTGTTGAGGACTCCAATAAGGCGCTATCAGCTTTTACTTCCCTATTGAATAAGGTAGCTATAGATGTTGATGCTGAGACTATGGACTTTATTATAAACAATAAATACCAGGGATTATCAAGGCAGCAAGCAGTTAGTGCAATTATAAAAGACTATAAATCTACTGCAAAAATATTTACTACAATTCTTCCTCAGATCATTAAATCTAATGGAGAAAAGGGCAATGTCAAACTTAAAGATGTTACGCCAAAAGTGCTACTTGGTGGAGAAAATTCTATCAAGGAATATGCATTGGCATATGCTAAGGTTCATCCAAATGCAAATGAGGTAATGACCTATGGAGCAGATGGGGCTACGTTATACCAGATATCATCTAGAAATACAGTTACTGACGTAATTGATAGAGTTTCTGATGATAAAGAATATCTAAAAAGCTTATTAAGTGTTCCAATTAATCAAGGATCAATATTATTCAAACAAGCTGCTGGTAAATCATTTAAAGGAATATCGTTTGGTACGTTTGTTAAGATATACGAAGAAGGAGTTGCTGATCAAGGTCGTGACTATTTCGACATATCTCCGTTAGAAGATTATACTATTAAAATGTCAAACTTATTATCTAGTAACATTGCATTGCCGGCAATGGCAGATAAAAAGACTTATGGCTTTATATTTGGAGTTAAAATGCCTAATATGATCTCTACTACAGCTAATGCTCAGAGAATGACATGGTTTAATAATAAGATATCATACCCAAAAGAAGCTGTTGATATATTTGATGGATATTACAAGGCCGAATTCAATGCAATCAAACAGGCATGGCAACAGGTTAAAGACGCTCAAGGAAATAAGAAATTACTTATAGAGAACTATCACTACGCTGGTCCAAAAAGTACCAAATGGGCTGCTGGACATGGTAATGGTCTTAGATTCAGATACATGGACTCTCTGTATGTTCATTCTACTACCCCTGGAGACGAGTATAATGGATTAATAGATCTAAATGCCTATATCGACAAAGTAGTGGCAACAAGAGGCCCTCAGGTAGGTTATGATGCCGCTATGGATGAAGCTATAGATAGATTGGACAAGAAGTTCTTTAGCGAGAACTATGAGAATAGATCTAAGATGATTAGTTCTACTATAACATCGGCAACTAAATCTGAAATGGATTACGCATTATCTATTGGGCTTATAGGAAAGAATGTAAATTCATATACCGCTACAATGGATAATCCTGCAAAAGGAGTTAAAATTGGAGATATAGTTACTAGTACTTCTTATTACAATAAATCGATTGACCAAGCAATATATAATGCTAACCTAGCCATATACAAAGCAGCTGGGATATCTGATGAAAATGCAGATATGGTAACTATTGCAAATATATTATCTAATACTGCAATTAATTCAGTTATATCGGAATTTGAGACAGACAAATTGATATCTAAGGATTTAGCATACTACGCAAATAGTGATGATAAGACAAAAAGACTTTCATCCGTATTATCTACCGGTACTGCATTAAGAAACTCATTCCCAGAAGGACACGTTCTTCATGGTATAAGCTCATTTAATGTAGCCGAGTTAAACGATAGCAAAGTAATAAGTACTGAGTTGTCTGACATAAAGGATAGATCATATGCGGCTCAGGTAAATAGATTGATGCAACAATCTGGATCGGCAGTTGTTTCTGATTTGTATGATATATATTCTGATAAGTCTAGAAAAGAAGAATTAGACGCATTAAAAACTGATTATCCTAAACAATTTGCGTTGGCAGAAGCATTGGTAGACAAACAATCTAAAGCTTATGAAAATGTAAATGTAACTGATGCTACGGTATATGTATCTCCATATATGTATAGATCTATGCTGACCAGACTCGGTGAAGATTATTTTACTAAAGACATGGACGAAGCATTTAATTTGATGGAGTCTAATGATATGTCATGGATGAATGATCCAGAGAAATATGCAAAGGTTGCTGATTTGGCATTACATCCATTAAAGATGGTCTACTTTGGAGAATCTTTCTATGACGGACTTAATGTTCCTAAGCTAGATAAGATGGCAATGTTTTTACTTCCTAAATTCATGGCAACTGGAGACTTGAAAGTTCTATATGATAAAATGAACAAAAAGAGGTCTGATGGATCTCATGATATATCTTCTGTAGATATGGCCGCATTCTCAACTGCAGTTAAGGTTGGTAATGATAATCCAGTATCAGTACACATAGATAAAGCAGAAAGTGCACTGTCAGATCTTAAGGACTTAAAATCTAGTCCTCAATCGTTTGATTATTTGAGACATCAGTTGCCAACAGAGCCGCACGAAGGTGCTGAAATGTCAATTGCTACTCAAGTACAGAAAGCTTCTATGGGAAATATAGTTCCTACTGACGTATATGAAAATATCACTATCAATGGACAAAAAGGTGCTACTGGACAACAGTTGATAGAGGAATGGAACGGAGCTATGTCTGAGTTATCAGATAGAGGAAAATTAGAAGTAGAAAAGCAATTTGGATTAAAATTAGATCCAGAAAGTGGTACCTATAACTTCAATACTAAGAACATGTATGACTTCTTGGCTAAAGAGGCTGAGAATTCTAATATGCCAAGTGATGTGTCAGAAATATTATCAGAGTTTGACGAAAAAAATCCAACTGCAAATCCATTACAGGCTTTGGTTGACAATGCCTTTGTTGAGTCTAAGATTTTATCTAGCATATTAAAAAAGACTGTAGACATTAAGGCTCCAGGTGGTATGTTTATTCAGATGACTCCTTTTGGACTTAAACACTCTGACGATTCTAGTGCTGCATATAAATTGAATGGTGGAAAGAAATTAAGATTCCTGAATCCAGATGGATCTATGGACTGTGTAGTTTCTGTAAATATATTCAAAGATATACTTCCATCTACATTAAAGACTCACGAGGAAAAAGTAAATTGGCTTAAGACCAATAATATAATTGGAGAGAATTCTGCTCCATCTGCAATGGGATATCGTATTCCAACTCAGGGATTATCGTCTATATCTGGACTTAAAATTACTGATGTACTTCCTGAATTTATGGGAGATACAGTTATATTACCATATGAATTTACTGCTTTAACTGGTAGTGACTTCGATATTGATAAATTATACATTACTAGATATAACTATAGTAAGAATAAAGAGACTGGAGAAGTATTTAAATCTACAATGAATGACTCTAAGGAGAATAAATGGAAACAAAATTCTACTAAAGCAATTCAGAATAGGTTTATAGATGTCATGATGGCTGTAATAACTAATCCTAATAGTACTAATGAAACTAGAATTCCATTGGATGCTGTTACCGATCAGGTAAAAGAAACTTTAGCCACCATCGATAAATATAATTCGGAAGGAAAGGAATTTGAAGCATTTAGTAAATCTAGATTGTCTTATGAAAGTAAAAAGAAACTTGAGTATTCTGGTGGTAAGCAAGGTATCCCTACATTCGCATTGGCTGGAGTAAATCATGTATTGTCTCAGATATCTAAATTGAGGTTTAAGCCTAAGGGAGTAGCTAAGAAATTTATGATAGATAATGTAGGAAAAATATATGCTCAAGATGGATCTAGGATATTGGACTGGTTATCAGCAATGGTAAATGCACATGTCGATGTTGCAAAAGATCCTTATATTATTAGAATGGGTGTTAATGCTAATACATACAAAATGGTTGCATTATTACTTAGATCTGGATATGGTGCAAAAACATTCCTATTCCTAAGTCAGCCAGTATTTAGAGACGTATATAAAACCATGGACTCTAAAGGTAGTGAATATTTATCTGGAATTAGAAATGCAAAGAAAACTACTATAGAACAAGAGATAGAAAAACTCATTCCTATATACAAAAAAGAAGCAGAGTCTTTAGCTAAGAATAGCCACGATGTAGGGCAATTAAACGCACTATATACTAAAGATAAGAATGGCAAACAAATAGTTAATAACGAGGATGCATTCATGGAACATACGCTTGTTAATGGCCTGTCTAGAAAGAATAAGAATTTTGACTACTATTATAGTCAATTAGTTGCACTTGAAACATTTAAGGAATTAAGTCCATATGCAGGAGCTTTATCAGAACTGGTAAAATACTCTCAGGTGGATACCAAAAAAGCTGGTAATTCGTTTAACTCTCAGAGACTGTTCTTTAACAAAGTAAAAGAGATGATTAAAGCTAAAGGATTATTTGCAAACCTCCCTGAATATTTTAATAATACTTTTATATATGCTAAATTAAAGAATAGTGCAGGACTTGCAGAAAACCTTAGTCAGGGTATATTGTTTAGAACTACTAGATCTGTTGAGAAATCAGCAAATACCATTCTTCAGGCAATGGGTAGAGATACTCAAGATAATAGAGATATGATAATGAAGGTTAATAAGTATATTGATTCTAAATTAAAATCTACATTCTTTGATAAATTAGCAGAAGATAGAGGAGTTGATGTTCCAGGATTATTCTTTGGTAAAGAGACATTAGCTAAGAGGCTATTTTCTATTCAACAGAGATTTCCTAATGAGGTTAAGGATAATTACTTCTTACGTGGGATGTCTACAGAAATGTATTCTCCATTTGAAGCAGAAAGACCAGACCATATTAGACCTAGAAATAATAATACTAACGAACCTGGGTTAACTGAGAAGTTAAAACAGCATTTTAGTTCATTATTGGTCAGTGATAATACAGAAATTAAGAAGTTTGCAGAGGACTTTATATTGTATCAATTTTATAGTACTGGTGACAATCATGCCTCAAATACCGTTAAGATATCTGAGTATGATAGACGCGATTTAGGTTACTATGATTTTGTTAGAGAGAAATTATCTGAATTAGCAAGCACTGATAATGATGCTTTAAGTAGTAAAGATTTATCTGACATATTTATTAATAGATGGTACGACAATGAATTAGTTCCTTCTATAGAACATTATACTACTGAATCTGATATAGAAATAAATGATGGGAAGCCATATAAGAGATATATGCCATCAATAGATTCTACTAAGAGGATAAATGGATTAGAATATCCACTAGCATTCGTACATGATACTGCAACTCCATTATTTGGAAAAGATATGGATGGCGTTAGAGATAGTCATTTTGCTCCGTTTGTGAAAATACAGATGTTCCCTCAGGAAGAAACTCCATTCTATGTATTATATAAGTTGATAGGAGATGTTCCAACCGGTAAAGAGAAATCTCCATACAATCCACTATATATTGCAATAGATAAGTTAGGTTCTAGAAAAGACGCATTGTCTGTTGTTGAGCACAATGCTACTAGGTCGATGATAAAAGATAATATACTTCCACAATCATTGGCTGGGGTAAATAAAATTACAGATCAGGACTACACTAAGGCTATGTTTGATTCTGGTATGGGATGGGATGGTAAGAAGTTTACAAATCAAGAAGGCACATTCGCTCATATGATGAATACTAGAGTTCCAATTGCGGATATATTTGGTTATAATAGAGAAAAATTTGACTATGGACAAGATTACGATATGTCTGTTAGCGATAATACTTTAAAGGAATCTGTGGCGAATGCAATTGAAAAAGCAATCTCTACTGGGGACTATAGTATGGAAACTCTAGAAAATGCAGTTACTGAGTTTGGACATCCAAATGAAGCTCAATTTAAGGCAGCAGAACACATGTATACTAAGGTCATTTTAGAGCGATCTGACGAGGTCAAACCTATATTCGATGAAAATGTATCTATTGATACAGATAATGCCTTAGAAGAGCTTAAAACGCGTCTAGAGGCTTATTTACAGCCTATTATGGATGATAGTAGTGAATATAGTGGGTATTTCGATAAAAAAGAAGAACAAATGCCAGATTCTAATGTTCAAACAGAAGCTACTTGGAGCGAAGAATCAATGAGCTCCGCGTCAGAAACTCAAGAAGAATTATCTACAGAACAGACATCTCCAATTCAAGAACATATTCAAAGAGCAAATATATCAGAACTTCAAGATAAAATTGCAACATTAGAGGATGAACTTGATGAAAAATTAGACGAAATGGAAGACATATCAGAAGATGATGCTGATCAAATTAAGATTACCAATGATGAAATCAAAGCAATTAAGTCTGAAATAAATTCACTGAAAAGTCAAATAACTAATACTCACATGAGTAATTTATTACCAACTAATCAGGATAATCAAGAAGCAATCGCAAAGAATGTTGAAGATGTAAATAAGTTCAGGGCAGAACAGGGATTAAATAAGAAGACCGTTGAAGAGCTTTGGGCTACATATAGATTTAAAATAGAGAGAAAGACTCCAGGAACAACAATGTCTGACATAATGAAGGTTTCTGACGAAATTGGATTATCCAACTTAGAGGACTATCTGAAAAAATGTTATTAATAATAAAAGTAAAATAAAATGAAAGTAGAAGAATTCGCATCTAGTCTATTCGCACTAGAAACAGACATTCATATTGCTCACCTGCAGACTGATAGTTTTGCTGTGCATATGGCATTAAACTCATTATACCAAGATATAGTAGATCTTAGAGATAGATTTATCGAATCATATCAAGGTAAATATGGTATTATAAAAGGATATAAGTCGTTCTCAATATCAGAAGGATTAGTTCCAGTTAAATATTTAACAACCAAATCAGAGGAATACACTGCATTTAGAGAAACATTAGATTGTAGTTATTGTCAACAAATATGTGATGATATATTAGAATTGATCAATGGAACTTTATATAAATTGAAATTCCTAAAATATTAAGAAGCAAATTAAATGTTATAAAACGATGCGTTCGCGCGTAAACATATAAAATGAATTGTATAGATATTAAAAGTAAGGCGTTCCAACGTCTTGTAGAAGAGTCAGGATTGTCTCCATTATTAGTGGAGATAAGAACTGCTGCGTTTCAGAGTAAAAATGGCTTAGAGTCATGGCCGACGATAGAAGATATTCAGGGTCCTGCCGAAATTATAGAAGAGCAAATAGTTCCATCTCCACAACCTAGTTTGGATAATGAACTAGAGTCTATGTATAACGAGAAGGTTGCTGAGATAAACAAAGAACTTGCTGATGCCATTGGTAGAAATGATAGGGCTATGACTGCAATAAGCGAAGATCAATTTAAGTCCATAAAGAGAAAGTATGATAAAAATGTTAACTCAAATATAACCATAGATAGAGTTGGTACCGAAAATACAGATTCAGGTAAGAAGATCATATATACTTTTAAATTAAAAGATAACGTTTCTCAAGTTGCATATGATCGTGCAGTTAAGACATTAAATGAGATTAAAAGCGCTCCATTTACTGCGGAGGAAAGACAGAATATGATTTCCAAAGTAACTCCAATTGTTGATAAGAATGATCAGACCGAAATAGGATTTGGATCTACTTTAAAGATGTCTCAGATTGGAATTAAAAATCCAATGGCTAATTCTACTATAAATGTAGTTACAGGTATTGCTAACAAGTTTAATGCCAGATTTGGAATGGGGTTTAAAATACTTCCATACGATCAAGTAGTTGCTGCTTTCAATGAAGGGGTTACTGAGAACCATAAAATAACTGGAAAAAATGGACTACTGGGATTTTTTAATGCAAAAGAAAACACTGCATATTTAATCGATAGTGAACTATCTGCAGAGACTACTATTCATGAGATGTTTGGTCACCCATTCCTTAATATGCTTAAAAACAACCCAGAGCTTAAGTATATATATAATCAGCTTGCGCTAGAGGCCGCAAGACATCAGAAAGATGTATTTGGCTCGTTAGTATCATATAAAGACTATTCTGATTCGGATAAACTCGATGAGCTTATAATAAAAGCATTAGAGGATAAGTCTGCAGAAAAGATTATGACTCCTGGATTAAAAGGAACTATAAGAGAATACTGGAAGGCGTTTACTGACTTTATTAAAGACGTATTTGGCAAAAGAAATGATATAGAACAATTAAGACCAAATACTACTCTAGATAGATTGTCTAATTGGATTTTATATGGAGAAGATAAACTTAGTCTTATAGATGGGTACCAAAGAACTTTGATCGCAGATGACGTTAACAAAGTATTAGATTTACTCGATCCAAAAAAGCTTAGAGATTTCGAACAAAGAACTATTACATTATCAGAGGCTATAAAATTTAGCAATGATGTAGCAGGCGAATTGTCTAGACAAAATATAATTGATAATGGCGTCTATGATACTGAGTTCATAAGAAAGAATATACTATCCAAATTATCGTATGTAGATTTTGCAGAGAGATCTGTTGAGTATGCAAGTGGCAATACTGCTGCAATTTATGACGTATATGATAATGGAAATTCTTTAATGATCAAGGATATTGAAATTAAAGACAAAACCAAAAGAGTAGACACTGCATTTATACTTAAATCGCTCGTTGCCAACTTAGATAGGTCTAGTTTTAATGAAGTGCTTATCGCTATAGGCAAGAATGACACATTATATAATCAACTACTTACCGCGTTTAAGGATGATGCTATATATGAAAGAGAAATTGATGGAGAAAGATACTTTGTACTAAGTCCTATCCAAGATGAAATTTCAAATAAAGCTTCATTTGGTAGAAAATCTAGATTAAAAAAGGCTGCGGCATTAATATCTACTCCTCAACAAGGCCAGAAAGAATCTTCACTGCCTACTGATATAGAAATGTCGTCTAGTTCTGCCAATAACTTCTTGCATACCGCAATTAATGGTTTAACTGCAAACATAAAGATATTAGAAAGAAGAAAGAGTCCAGATCAAGCTACTATTGAGGAAATGAAAAACCTACTTAGAAGCTTGAAATCTAATGAAATTGCTAGTTCGGCATTGAGTTTTGTAGAGTTTGCATATAGAGATGTATTGAAGTCTGCAAAATCTGTTAATGAAATGAAGAATATAATGACTAGAGGAGATGAGATATCACCAGATGATATAAACTACATACGAAGAGACTTTCATCCTTTATATGATAGTACTATGCATGCTATCAATACCATACTAAATCTAAAGAACTATGGTCCACTTGTATCTCTTCCAATGTCAAAAATAAAGGAGATTCAACATCAATATACTGAAATACAGAGAATTCTTACAGATATAGATAAGACTACCAATTTATTGGTTAATTACGAATGGAGCAAGATGGCTGCAAAAGTTGCAGACGAAGTTGGTTCTCCGACAATGAAGGAATTGTTAAAGAATTTTAGTGTTGCCCCTAGTGACTTACACGCACTTGGGGTATTTTTCGGTAGTCTGCAGAACAAGAAAGACGAAAGGCTTAGAGTATTAGACAAAACAGTAGTAGATATTCAATCTAAGATAACTAGAGAGATAGAAATAGACGGAGTTCTTGGCGGGCTTGCAGATTCTTTTGCTGAATTAAGCAAATTTAATCCAACCGTAACCTACAAAAGGTTCATGGAGCATAATAAAGATGGAAAGGCTACTGGATACATGTTATCTGATCTGCTCAGAGGTCAGTTTAATAAGGATGTAGAAGATTTTAGAAAGTATTTGCAGAAAAAATATGATTTAAAGAGTAAATATGATGTCCCTTCTGATCCATCTGAGTTGAAAACGTATAATGACGAGTTAGATGACTATTTATCAGAGAATGCTGAAAGAATGTTTACAAGAGAGTATTATGATGCTAAAAAATCACTATCATCAGATGCTTCAGAAGTATTAAATAATGCAAAAGAAACATTATCTAGTTTCGTTCTTGGATTTAGGAATGAACAAGGGTTTATAGATACTAGATTAATGACTCAAGCTGATATAAGTAAGTTTAGGGCACTTAAACAGGCTAAAGCTAACTTATCATCAAAAGTATATATGGATGGCACAGAGAAGATGGCTGGGTCTATAGATAGGATAATAGCAGATGAAATATCGGAATTCTATAAAAAGATAAATAAAGGCTTAACCTACTCCCTAAAAAATCAGTTATTTGAAGAAACATATAAGAATGTATTAAGTTCTATGAGCCAAGAAGAGGCTGATACGTGGTTCAAAAATAATACTAAAGTAGCGTATAAACAAAAATGGTGGGATAAACTGACCTCTATTGAAAAAAATCCTCAACTTCCAATATATGACGAATTATACGAGCTAAGGAAATCCCTGCTAAATATATATAGAAATCCAGACACAATGGAGATACCTGCATATATATTAGAAAATACTACCATTAAGGGAGGATCTACTCTTGCAGATAAAATCAAAAAGATTGATATTGCATTAAGTACTGCTAGATTACAGCATCCACCAAAGAATGGATTAGGCTTTAAAGATATTGCAAAAATAGAGCCAACAGATGAATACAAAAAGACTTTAAGGGCTGTAGCTCAAGAGTCATTGACTAATCCGTCTTCTATATCTGATTTTGACAATAGGACTACATATATAGACGCAAATGGATATAGACAGTTATATTCTTATTGGACTAAGTTGATTCCAAAGGATGAGAATATGATTTATAATGAGCCAAATACATTGTGGTCTGAAGTAGATCAGAGCTCTGAGTTCATTAATAAGAATTTCAATATAGAGGAGTCTGAGGGCGGAATGGTTCCAAAGAGAAGTAAATATGATAATTCTAGGGAGTATAATAAACTAATGAAAGACTCCAGATCTAAAGCATTCTATGATAAATTGAAGGATGCATATGAAGTAGCCAACTCTAATTACTCCTATATACAGAATCCATCTAAATATAGATTGGCCCAGATACCTGGAACGTTCTTAGAGAGAATCACTAAAGGCGATACATTTCTATCTGGATTCAGAGAGGCAATGGCTGACCAAGTTAGATGGATGCCGTACGATAATATAGATGGAGATTACGATACCGCTGGATTGCATAGAGCTGATGGTAGCAAAGTAAGATTTGTTCCTACTAAATATAGGACAATGCTAGAAGATAGAGATAGTATTTCTAGAGATTTGCTTGGATCATTTGCTGAATATTATAGAGCCGCTGTTCATTTTAGAGAAATGTCTGAAAATGCAGAGAAAATAGAATTAATGCTTGATGGTATAAAACAAACCAGAGTAGTTGATAAAGAGAATAGAGAAGTAAAAGGAGCTGGGCAAAGTAATACGTACAGTAGAGCATCTCATTTCGTATCCTCTGCTGTTTATAGTGATCAATTAGCTAATGACTATTCAATAAAATTAGGTAAAAAGGGCATAACTACTACCGGTGCTACTAGGGAGAGAGGGAATAAGTTCTCACTAGCAAAACCAATGCATACTATTATCAACGATTTTGTTAGAAAGATAAACTTATTCTTAAACTTATTTGCAATACAGTCCAATGCTGTAGCTTCTCAGATAAATCTAAAGGTAGAAGCTAGTTGCGGTATATGGATGAATAATAATGGATATTTAAAAGGTCAAAAAGAAGTAATTGCTTCTCTTCCTAGTGCATTAACAAAGAATTTGTCTGGATATAGTCATAATAAACTATTGTCAATGATGAGGATGTTTGGTGTAACTAAGTCAAATCTAGAAGACATGAAGGATTTACATGGAGCTACATTACTAAAGAACGTATCGAAGGTTATTGGGTATGGTCCATTTACTGCTGGTGACTTTGCAACAAAAGGAGCTATGCTTGTAGGTGTATTAAGTAATTTTAAACCTTATAATGGCCAGTTCTATTCTAGAGAGCAGTTTATAAGCGAATTCTTTCCAGGGAATAGATCTAACGGAGAAATAGTATTTGATGCTATCGATGAGAATATGTATGATGCATTTGAGGTTAGAGATAATATGCTTAGGGTTAATCCAAAATATGCTAGTAGCTTGTCTGAAAGTTCTATAAATTATGCTACAACTGTAGCTGCTGACTTGGCTAGAAAACTAGATGGCACGCTAACTGCTGCAGATAAAGGTAAATTACACGCAGATGCATTTGCCTCAGCATTCTTCTTACATAGAGGGTTTATGCAGGTGGCTGCAGAAGAAAGATTTTCTAGTAGAAAGTTTAATTATAGAAAGCAAGCGTGGTCTAGTGGTGATTATACCAATATTGGATCGTCAGGCAAGATATTACTTGATTATTTGGCAGAGAAAGTAGGAGAGTCTATGCATTTTAAATTTGGCAATACGCTTGGATTTAAGATGGGCGATATGAAAAACAAATATTCTACTGATCAGCTATATAACTTCAGAAAGATATCTGGTGACTTAAAATGGTTAATGTTAGTTTCGGTTGCAGCTGTATTAGCTGGATCTATGGTTGGAGATAGCGATGACGATAAAAAAAGATCATGGCAGCAGTTTATATACACTATTTTACTTAGAAATGTATTAGAACTTGGTTCAGTTAGATCTCCTATGGATGCTTACGGATTGATCCAATCTCCTACTGCAGCTCAACCCGCAATTCAACAATTAGGTGAGATCTTTGGTGGTATGTTAGACGGTACTCTATTCGATAGAATACAGGAAGGAAGATATCAGTATTACACTAAGCTTGAGAGGGCATTGATTAAATTAACACCAGCCTATAAGAATTACTTCGAAACATTCATTAAGCCAGATTTAAAGGCAAGGGAAGCATTCTCAAAGAAAAACATTAATGTCATCTTTACAAATGTAGAAAAAATAGCAATGACTCCGGCTCAGAGGGCCAAGAAGGACGCTATACAGAAGCTAGAACAAGAACGATTTAATAAACAAATGGAGATAGATAGAGGTGAGAATAAGTACTTGCCACTTGGATATGAAGAAACTCCACAAGATTTGAAGGATCAAAAGATTAGAGCTAGAAGGAAATCAAGGAGTACGCGTAAAATAAATCGACAATTGAAAAAGGTTAAGAAAACCATGTAATGCCGGTTTAGGTGGAAGGAGTAGAAAGTAGCTCAAAAAAAATGTAATTAAAAATGCCAATAGAGGACTAATTCCTTTTATTGGCATTTTTTATATAATTAATAGTCCCAATCACTTCTTAGTGAAAAGTTCGTTACGTATTCTATAGTTTCAGTTTCGATATAATCCTCTTCTGGAAGTATCTCTTTTGAAACTTCTTTGTCTGACGGTTTCTCATTATAGAGAATATCAAATAAATTAGTTCTTCCTGAGGTATTCCAAAATTTGAATATCTTAGCCTTAACTTCTGGCATTAAACTTGATATATCGTTATTCATAATAAGCCTTTTGCTTAATTCGAATTCGTCTGATATCTTTAATGCATATACTTTAACGTAAACTCCAGATAATCGATAGTGAGATATGTAGCATAATTCGTCCCTTTTGGTTATTGGTTCGACATCTTTTTCCTTAAACATAGAATTATCAAATACTAAATGTATATGATCGTCTAAATAAGGCTTATTAATGTCATAACTGAAAGAATTCATTAATGCATCTTCATATCCTCCTATTATATCTTCTGCTGTTATATCATCTACAGATATAAGTGGAAGTAATAGAAACATTGATAAATTGCAATCTTCGTTAATATTCATTAGGTAATGATTCTACACCATCACCTTCGTAATACTCTTTGGTATAATCCCACATATCTTGACTCATATGCCAATCTATGTCTGATAATATTTGTGCTAGTTCTGTTGTTTTAGCAACAATAGATTCTTCTGGTATGCTAAATACTCTACATGCGCAATTACCATTATTTTGAATGGCAACTATATATGTTTCGCTTTTGTATTCAGAAATATCTATTTTAAGTTCATTGTCGAAATACCAAATTATAGCCATCCAGTAGAATGCCATTTGTCTTCCATAGTCATACTTTTTGAACGAAGAAGCAAAAGCATTAACATCAGCAGTTGTTTTCACATCTACCAATTTTATTACTTTGTTTTCGTGGTCAATTATAAGTCTATCTATTAAAGATTTACACTCTAGTAAATGTCCATTTTGTAATTTGACATTCCAGTTAATATGGAATTCATTCTGAGCAATATACTCTGGTGAATTTCCGTTATTAAATAAGAGATCGCTAGCTTTTTTATGAAGCTGGACGTTCTCTTTTGTTATTTTCAGTTGATTTGAGGTGCTCCAAGTAATAGTATTACCTGCATCTCCTCCAGTCTCCAGCCATTTGATATAAGAATCGAGCTTTAAGGCCATTTCTAGCCCCTTCACGGCATTATCTTCCTCTGTCTTGCCAGTTGTGCTATAATTAGCTTTGAATGCCTCAGCGGCCTTTAAATTGGCCCCTACGGCCTTGCTATTTACATAGTCCTGACAGAACTTTTTCTGTTGAGGGGAAGTTGGTGTTGTGAAGTTTAAAATCTTATAAGTTTTCTTATATTCATCTGGTTGTAGCAAGTACATGTGGGTCATTGTCCCATTTTCCATTGCTTTTGTTGTTTCGAAACTCTCAGTACCATCTAATCTACCTTTAAAGTATTTAGGACTAATCTTAAACCATCCTAAAGACGAATTGGAGATACGAGAATTATCTTCGTAATATGGTATTTTAATTTCCATTCTTTTGTTTTAGTTGTAATATTATGATAGAGATATCTTCGCAGACACCTCTATCATTGTTTGGCTAACCCTTTTTCAATCTAGCATGCCAGTACTAAATATTGTTTGCATATAAATATGCATTAGAAACCTATCCGGGACACACTCCCGGTTTATCGTACGAAGGTAGTAATATATTCATATGGACGCTGGGTATCTTATTGAATAACGAATTATTCTCATATACAGCAACAGGAGGTCCGAAAGCCAACTACACAGGCAAAATACGCATTGTCAATGTTATGCTAATAGGCTGTTTTTTAATTATAAATGAGGACTAGTAATATTAATTAATGTAGTCCATCATCATCGTCTGCATTCTCATTTAAATGGCTAATATTAGTCATAAATGTAGAATATATTTTCTTTTTTTGTTCCATTCATGTCGTTATTTTTTGAGAACAAAGCAAACTTTATCTCAATGTTTTTTTCAATTGCCATACGTTCTATTTCTTCTGCCTGTTCTCGATCATCGATAGATCCAGTTCCGTCAGATATACATAAAATGTATTGCTTTGCATTCTTTCTTTGAAGGGATTGTAGTTTTTGCAATGCACAGTAACCCATTCTGTCGCTTCCGCCAGGACGTATACTTAATGCTTTATTTTCCAAATCCATTTTTGATCGTATCTTTTGTGGACTATTTTTGCCCGAAGTGTACAAACTTGTATGCCAAAACTCAGTCGCAACATTTATACCTATGCTTACACATTCTTCATATGTTCTCGTCAATAGTAGATTTCTCCACGTATGATAATCACCCATACTTCCAGAAAGGTCGGTCATAATATGCATGAAACGCTCACTTGGTGAGGTTTGTTTACAGTACAATTCTTTGTTAACAATTTTTTTCATTAACAACGCTTTTGGTTTCACAAATTCAACTACAGAAACTTTTTGTAAATCAGACATTTTTTGCATTTGCATGAATCTCTTCTTTTTACTATCATCTCCTTTCATTTTCTTTAGCCACTCTTCGAGTTGCTTATAACCAGCCATATTTTTCATGGGGTTGTCGTTACCACTAGGGTCGGCATCCTCATTCTCTATGCTTTTGGTATTTTTAGATATCGCCTTTCCTTCCTGTTCAATTTCTTTTTCAGTTGGTTCGCTAACCGCAATGTGTTTATACTGATCGTACAAGGCATTGATTGATTTTTCGAGCGTAGTTCCATTTTCATATTTCGCTCCTCTTGATATTGTATCTAAGGTGCGAGACACTCCTTTTAGAGTCTCGATTGGCGTTCCATCATTTTGTTGATAGAAAGAAGTTTGCGTATCATAACCGTCAACACTGTTATATATACTTGGGATAATTTGACTTTCAAAATTCTTATACATAAAATCAAGAGAGGCCTTCTCTTGCATCATTGCTTCCGTCATCGGCTTTCCAGAAAATGGATTGAATTCCTTTTCCACCTTTGTTATTTCCGATTTCAGTGCTTTTTTTGTTTTAATAATTTTGTTAATCGCCTCATCACTAAGGTTATACTTAATGTCCGTAAAGCATTTGTATGCATTATTACCAGCTATCATTATGCAGCAAGTTTTTTGTTCAAAACTCCGAAGAATTCCTCGATTTCCATTTTTACGTTATTTGAAACGCCAAGTCCGCCAACTTTAGAATTCTTAATGATCTCAAGACAGCGATTAGTATCAACAAACGAGTCGTAATCTCTTACGTCTTCCGCCTTAATTGCTGAGCCTGCATTCACAATCGAATCAAATAGAATTTTATTAAAGTCAATTACTGATTTGTTTTTCAAATAATTGATAACCGGAGTCATCATATTATTGGTAATCTTTTCAGAATAGTTCTTTGTTTTAATGATTTCCAGATCCTTAATGTATTTAGACATTTCAAGGACTTTACGCGGAGTTAGGTCTGACATTTCCTTGAGAGTATCAAGGATAGAGGCTAACTTGCGTCCATCGAAATCTGGATAACGGTTTAATATCAACCCTGCTGTATCCAGCTTGGTCATATCGTATTGCAATTTGTATGAAACAGGGAAACGTTGTGTTAACGCTTCTGTCGAATCGTCTTCAATAACCTCATCATAAGTCTTATTAGTTAGACCAATAATAATTTTGGTTTTGATTGGGAATCGTTGGTTTCCGTTTCGTATCTCTTTCGAGGTCAAAGTATCTTTGAGTGCAGCTAATACACGGGGATTAGCATCAAAAATTTCTTCAAAAATGACAATTTCCTTATTTGCAAAGGAATTCTCGCAGTTATACTCGATTACTCCAGTATCTGTCATCTTTTTAACATTTATACCTCCGAACAGGTCCTCTTCCGTTGTAGCTTCTGATAGTGATTTAATAAAAACACGATCTTTCAATTCTGAACATCCGAATAATTCACCGCACATTTCAGATTTACCAAATCCGCCTTTACCAAATAACACAAGATTCATGTCGTTGGCCAATGCGTTTTTGAATACATCAGAAACACCGGAGGTATTAATGAATTTTTTACTCAAAGTTTCGTAAATTTTGCTTGTTGATTTATACTCTTCAAGGAGTAGGTCTCCAAACGTTGATACAATTTCTTTTTTGACCTTTCGGAATTTACGTCCATCGATTTCTTCATCAACCCATTTTGTTGCCAAAATGCCGGGTCCCGCTTCTTCGATAATAAATTCTAAACTTTGTTTGTCAATAAGAATTGTCTTATTTGTATTAATTCCTAAGAATTGTTTTGTTTCTTCTGGGGTAATTAAATACGTATTTTTGTTATCTGATTTGATAATCATTTGATATAATTTGTAGTTAGTTAATAATAATACTTATTTTCTCTTGCCCCTATCTAGTCGGGCATATGGGTATCGCTCCCATCGCATCGGGGACACCCCGGTACGAACCTCAGGGTTATGCCCTTTGGTTTTTAATTAATCATCTGCTCAAAAATAGTTAATGTTTTCACATATCCTGCTTTCTTCACGAGATCACTAATGTCTTTGGTTTTATATTTTTTGTTGATAAAAATAGCATTGAATTTATGCTTGCTTGACAATTGCCTTGCAAACGTCATTCCTGTTTTATCTCTATCATAGAATATAACGATTTTTTTGAATTTAGCTTTTAAATTCTCTATGACGACATCAGGTATGATTGTACTTTCACTCGAAGGAGCTACGGCGTCATATCCCAATTCCTTTAATACCATGACATCTTTTAAAGACTTAGTAATAATTAATAAGTCTCCAGATTCGGGCAATTGCTCAAATCCAAATATGTCTAATGCACTAAGGTTACCACGCCATTTGTGTAGCTTGGTTTCATAGGGTTTGTAAATCTTAAATCTGTTGAATACTTTGTAACAATACATGGGGTTATCGTTTTCATATTTAGACTTCACTAGTCCATTGATAAGGTATTTTTGTATAGGGTCTACCTTGTATAATTTCAATGTGTCTTGTGTAATCTTGAACTGTCCCCAAAAATCCTTATCTACTTGTGTAAATGGCTTTCTGACCACAGAGATATGGCTTTCTCTAACCTCGTAGCGTCTATTCGCTTTTATATCTGACCCAACAATTGAGTCAATTGACATGTCTTCTCTTATCTGCTTAAATGTCTCGTTGTATGTTGATAGATTTTTGTATTTCTTTACAAAATTAAAAACATCTCCACAATCTCCACTGGCCATATCCTTGTATAACAAAGAACCAGTTTTATGGCTTACAAACACTCCAAAGGAAGGGGATTTATCCTCTCTCAATGGACTATTGTAAATATGACCAATCTTGAAATTTCCAATGTATTTTGCAAAAATGGAATACTCCGTTGTTTTGCTCAATATATCTTCTTTTCCAATATGCTTGCTTTTAGAATTTAGTATGTTACCAGTATTATAGTTCATACTTTGTCAACTATTAGAACGGAAGATCGTTGTTAACAACTGGCTCTGCCTTAGGGGCAAATACATCAGCTGACGATTTAGCATGCTCTTCTTTATCACCTATAACTGGGCGAGTAAATTGGTCGATTTTAAGTTCGGCTATTTTACTTTTTTCCACAGACATTGGTTCAATGAAAGTATATACAGAATATTTAGGTAAAGACGTATAACCGTTTTGACCATAAACAACTTTTAATCTAACTAGTATGGATTTGTCGGCCGCACTCATTAAATCAGTAACCCATTTAGCAAATACAGCAAAAGAGTCAGCAGTAAAATTGCTTAACTGTTCTTTTGTATACCAAGGGCTCATTATTTGTAATATTCTGGCTACTTGTTTGTTAGCCTTATCTTCAAATTCAGCATCTGTCTGATCATTGAATTTTGTTGGTTCATATTCAGTCTGAGTCAATGTGGCTCCGTCTTTAATAAACTTAAACTCAATAAACATATTTCCATTTGTTGACTTTTCGTTTCTGATTCCAGCGAATTCTACATTCTCATGTATACCGGCGCCTAAAAATGAAACATCTTTCTTCTCTACGTTGAAAGCACTATTTGTATTAAATATCATATCTTAATAATTTTCTGGTAAGTAAATTCTATCCCAATAGGTAGTAATAGCATTATCCTTGTCGGAGTCAGCAATAACTACTTTTTTACCTCTTAAGTGAGGAGCTCTCGCCTCTCTTACGGAATTTAATCCGCCCTCAAAAGATACTATTGTTTCGTTTGTTTTTCTGTATACGTAGCCAACTGCATCTGCCTCTCCGCAAACTATGTCGCCCAATTTTCCTACTAAATCTATTGCCATTTCGGAAAGTTCTTCGCCGTCTTTAGTAATCATTGTGTCTTTTGTATGCCCTATCAGAATAAAATTATCTGTTAGTCCACGAAATTGATCAATGACTGTTTTGACAGCTTCCCTTAAGTAAAGATAACCTGCACCTTTATCCAACGTTCTCACGTCAGTTCCAGTCCAGTTCTTTGCTATAGGATTCTTTCTATATAGACTAGCCGCATAAGGAAGACACATGTCTTCTAGTCTGGTAGCATTATCTATTGCAATATATTTATAAGGCTTTTGGCCGCTTTCATTTGTTTTGAGTTTAATCGCATTTGCAATCTCTCCTAAATCCGATACACTTCTGGCTTGAACAGCCATTGCTTCGAGGAATTCAGAGCCTCCTTCAAGGTCGACAATTAGGCAATTATCCAATGTGGATAACAGCGTTGTTTTACCGACCTTAGGCTTCCCAAACAAGATTAAAAATCTTGGATTGAGGGCTTTTGGTACACTTTTAATGGTAGGCAATTGTATGCTCATATAAAGTGTTTTTTATAACACGAAAGCATTTATGTCTCTGGTAGAATTTGATATGATATGGTATGATCTGAAACTTTCATGTTCTATTGTTATTAGAACAAAGAACGAACTGTAATTATAATTGTATGAATTGTTTCCAACTCATAAACTGAGTAATACTTGAACGTTGCTGGTTTTGTATAACGAGGAATAATAGTTAAACCTACTTTGATAAAATCATCATAGACTTCAACTAATTTTCCGCCCACATAGAAGTAGTTCTCACTAGAATTACAAGAACTGCAATTACAATAAGAAGAATGTACTGTATATGGATTATATGATTGTTTTGGTTTGCGTGCTTTTGCGAAAGCATCGATATTGCTCATTACTTCTGTCCAATCTTTTTGGATATCATAAGTAGGAACAACGCCGTTCATGAAATTGGTATTTTTCACCCAATTAACATCATGTGATTTGGCAGTTCCGAATGTAATTGCATCTCCTGCAGAGGCATATTCAACGCTACGAATTGGTTTCCCAGACGGAGTATAGAATGGTGCATCTAAACCGGCCATTGTTAAATAAGGATATTTGTCGATCAATTTGTCGATAATAGCTTTTTTATAGTAACCGTATGGATCTACATTTGCACTTGGTAATTTTACCGCAAACTTATTATTATAATTTTTATTATAAGTCATTTTATTTTAATTCTAAGAATTGTTGTTGTTCTTTGGCTTTTTCCTGATCTTCATCAGGTTCTTTCAAATTATTGAATTTAAGATCATTGATAAATTTCAATATTCTTAATTCACCCTCACGGTTCTTTAGAAAATGCATATATACGTAATCCTTGACGGGGAGGTTATATGTCCCGTAGGACAATATGCCGAGTAATTCAGGCCTGTGTATAACTATTACGTAATCGCTTCCTTGGAATACTGCATCACTTGACGATAAATCGCTTCGTTGCGGGTAATGTAAGGCGGAATTGTTCAGCCTCTCGGGTGATTCCAAATTCCTATTCATTTGAGAGATTTGTATTATCGAAGTCTTGCCAATTTTCTTTGCTTCGATAAGCATTTTTTCTAAATCCACAATAATTCCTCTTTCAGACTCGCCTGAGTTTCCGCGTATTAATAGCGTATGGTCGATTGTTACTACAAGCCATTTATCTTTGGCAATAGTATTCTGAAAGAATTTGATTGTATTCTCTATTTCCTGTACAGTACCAGCTGAATCTACATAGTAAATCGGATAGTCTGTAATTTGTTTTGCTGTTTTTTCAACTCCTTCAAAGTCCGCCTCAGTGATTAGGCCCTTGTCGGAGGCCGAATATAATTCAGACGTGGTCTTTCTTAATTTGTAGGAGAGTTTCCTACCCACTTGTCTAGAGGAAAGCATTTCAAAACTGAAAGATAGCATTACAATCTTTTCGTCTGGATTTAAATCAATTAAATCAGTTTCAAGAGTATTAACAAAAGAGGACTTTCCCGAGCCAGATATTCCTGCTATTGCATAAATACTGTTTGGCTCTACTCCCCCCATTGCTAGTCGATTAAACTTAGACCATCTCGTTTTCAATGAGCGTACTTTGTTTTCTCGTCTGTCTTTGATATATCTAACAATTTCGTTAGTGGCAGAAGAAATATGTTTATAGTTAAGGACTTTAGTCGATTTCTGTTCCATATATCTTTTCTGCCGTATTTTGAACTTTCTTGTCTTTCAAAAATTCGTCGTATAATAACCATTCTTCTGCAAATAGCCATTTTGACATTCTTTTCATATATGACATTGAGCCACTTTTCCTTCTAGTTGAGACTTCGAATTTTAAGCACTCTAAAATATGTTCATGTTTACTTTTACTTTTTCCCACAATTTTATCATAGGTCTTCCTACATCTACTAATGTCACCTCGTAGGTAATCCTTAGTTCCGTCTGGACGGGTTGCGGAAATTGGATAAGTATCGAAAAATTCATCAAAAAAGTTCCTTGCTTTGAACTTGTCAATAAATTCCTGAGTAACAAATAGACTTGTTAGGTCTGATTCATCATACTTAGATTCAATTGTTAATATATTTTTACTAATTAAATTCTCTATATCTGAATTGGTTATAGATAGTGTGCTTTGGTATGCATCAAAATTTATTCCATCTACAATGAATTTTACTAGCAGAAACTGATTTGTCGTTATTTTGAGACGTTTAGCCTCGTCCAAATCTAGTTCTATCAGCATTTCTTTTACTTTAAAGTTAAATTATTGCTCTGATAGCATCTGAAATGATTTGTATTATGCAGCCATTGGCAATTCCTCTGGCACATCTTTGTATTTTAATAACATATTATCGAATGCTTTTTGCATATCTGGCGATATTCTGCCACCATGTTCGACCATAAAGGCCAGTATTCTAATAATATGCTCTTCAGTTAAAGTACTTACTTTTCGTGTAATCGGCGTTTCTAATATTTCTGAGTTTTCATTATACATAGACGTCCAATATAATACTTCTTCTGGTTCTATTCCTTGGTCAATTAAAATTGTTGAGTCTTCTATCACCCATCTTTCCAATGAATCGTCAATTAAACCTAAATTAATAAGCAACTGTCCTATTCGCTGGTCTGGGTTTTGTTTCCAAACTTCAGGTAGAGTAGGATTTGTCATATAGCAAATTTTCTTTGCTACTAAGTCTTCCTTATCTATTTTCCATTTTTCATATAGAAGCCAATTCCAATCTACTAATTTCAAGAAATTGTCAATTCTTTCGATTGGTCTCATTTGAATTGTTTTAAAATAATGATAGGGTTTTAGACCATGTACATGGTAGCAGTTTAAAAACCCGACAAAAAACTTTATTCTGCTGTTTTGCAAAACGTACTTAGTTAACTGGTACGCTATTGCCATTTGTTAAAGTATGGGGATTGAACCCAATTATTAATCATTTCTGTCACTGATTAACATATCACCGTTACTTCTGTTTTGTTTTTATGCCGCGATTTCCCACGAATTATTGTGGTTTTCAAGGTGGCTTTCAAGTGCAAGAATCTGTGAATCCAGAACCTTAGTTTCTTCTTCTACAAATGAGGCTGTTAGAACCGCTGCTCCTTTTGTTGGAATAAGATTAAGTTTCGTTTTCTGTTCTTTTAATTGTTGTAATGAGTAGATTTGCGGATAAATGCAACTTGCTGGCATTTCTTCTCGTTTTTTAAATCCAATATTCACTAATTGAATATCTAACTTTGCTTCGACAAGAGCCAATGAGTCATTAATAATTGATTTGTACAAAGCCTGTACATTATAATTACGTGTTTGTCCGGCTTCTACCACATTTTCAATGCGAATACGATCCCAATTCTTTTTAATATTGTTGATCAGAGATTCGCGGGTTTGGATAAGTTCTTTTGCTGTTTTCATATATATAAAATTGATTTTTAATGGTTTGACTTTATGATAACTATTCAGCCTGATACTTTTCCCCGTCGTATCATATTGAGATTCCTCTCTTTATGCATTATAATCCCTCTAAGAAAGCCTCTATAGTAAATACAGAGGCTTTCTAGTATGGGGTTATATAAATTAATTTAAGTCACAAATCAGCACTACTTATGCAATAACGGAGTTACCCTACATATGCAGATATTTGTATTACGGAGTTACCCAACTTATATCTTTTTAAATTTTGTTTTGTTATTCTCCGTTTCCGAAGATAACCAAAGCTTTACGTTCATTAATAAAGTCTGCTAAGTTGGCCATGTCTCCACCGCCTCCAAAATACACTTTAACTGGTCCTTTGCGCCGTCTGCTTTGTTCGACAATTTGAATGTCATCCATTAGTTCTCTGTTACGAGATCGTCCTGGGTTGAAATTCGGTTGCGAGTCATTAAGGTGAGCTAATAGCAAGCTAGTTACAGCTTGTTTTCTATTATTAGTAGCCATCAATTCACCCATAGCTTCGCCACAAAGCGACTGGATGTATGGTATACTTCCTTTAACTTTGTCGTCGAGCATTACTTTAACTATTGCTTGGAAGCAATTTAAGAAATCGACTTGATTTTCTGAACGAACGAACCAATCAATGAATGGTCCATGTTTTTCGAAGATTACGGTTCCATCATTTTTAATGCGAAAGCGACTTTTAGGTTCTAAGTAAATATCAATTAATTCCGCGAAATGATTTTTGTCGTAATCGTCTAATACGATAATAAGTTCTTCTTCGTTCATGTTGCGCCTCCTTTCCTAGGGCATAGAATTAATCTAAGCCGTCGTAAGATTTTGCAGCACGGTCGGTTGCTTCAACGATACCGATAAGAGCTTCCCGTGTTGCGGCAAGTTCTTCCATAATCGTATCAATGCGTGCCACTTCTGATAAATTCATTGCTTTTACGATTTCGGCCGGTGTTGTTGCGTCACCAAAAAATGTCCGTTTTTCAATAACGTCGGACCCGTTAACGATTTCCGAAGCATTGTTAATCAATGGCTCGTTTAAACCGATTTTAATTTCTTTTTCGCCACCGTTGATAAGGACGATATCGATACCACCTGACACCTGTTTGTGTGCTACTGTGTTCACTTTTACGTGATCAACTACGTATGATTGGAATGGTACTTTTACCTGGAATGCATCATCTTTCGATTTTGCGTCTTTATCCATTGGTATAACTTTGATTGAGTGGATATGACCTCCTAGGGTCGCTCCGAAAAGCCGTAGGGCTTCTTCTTTTGAATTTTTCACTGTTTGTTTCCTCCTATTTTTGATAAATAATGTTGTTTTTGATAATCACTGAAAGTTCCTACTTGATTGGAATGTTCTGCCGTAGCCCGTTTAACTGTCCAATTTAACATTTATGAGAATTCTTCGGATAAAATTTGAAAATAATCCCGCGATCGCACTCGCTGCTCTTTTTTCCGCTAGGTACTAGAAGAGGGGTTGGGATTGTGGTTTGAAAGTAGCTAATTTACGATTAACCTATGGGTTTTGCGCCCACTGCAACTATTAGTTAGGAATTGTGCCCTTTATACGCATTTACAGCTCCGCTATGCCACTATCTTTTCACAATAGTACTTTCGTATCAACGCTGACTTATAATGCCTTAGAACGGCTTAAAATGGGTTTTATAAATTATGATATTTGTAGCAATTTTCGGTCTCTCGAACAATTACATTATATTAATTAGGCTCATACTCCATCCCCAAGTGCTAGGCTTGAAAGGTTTATCTACGTATTGACACGCGATAGATAATTATATAATAATATCAATGTATTTAAGGCATACTTTACTTGTTGAAGAAAGCAATAAAGAACTATGGTTGTTTTGCTGCGACCCTTGTATCAATTCCTTGTCGATTCATATTGGCAAATGAGGCCAACGGTTTATAAACGGTGTTCTGAAGATCTATATTGTAGCGGCCCTTGAAGTCCGCGCAGTCTTGAAATTGTCTGAGAAAAATAACGCATTTTATCCTATCTAGTGACTACGTCTATCGTCCAGGCAAGAATGTACCGTCTCCGCTACATCTGACGGTGGCTCCGTCCTGTTACAGCATGAAGTTCCCGGCTTGCTTTTGACCTTTATCTGGGTAGAATGCTCCCAGGGTTCTAGACTTCAGATAGGGAGTGTACTAATTATCGATCTTTCTATGCTTTTTAGTCGCTTAGAAATGTGATAGCTTTCGACCACCTTAAATATGGTTTTTAAGTGTTTGACCCTTCCACTAGTTGTATACAGGAGCTTCTGTCGCACGGATTGAATAGTCTTCGACTTCCTTCGGCTATTTCCGAGACAGGGAAGAGCCTACTAATATGCAATTTGGGTGAACGGCTTTCCCATACGTTCGTGAAATTTGACTAAAGACGTGGCGTTCTTTTTGTCTGGCAGGATAAACTTCGCCCCTACCCCAGGGGATTAATCTTTTTCAATACGGCTGAAAATTATGAAACAGCGTAAATTAGGTTTCGGTTTGCATTATACCGTGCGTGCCCGGTTTTCGGCTTTCGCCTTGAAGCTCTTGTCATGCGTACCAGCACATGCACCTCCCACTTTCGATTAACCTTGAAAGCATACTAGGGCTAATTCTCCACTTTATTGTAGCCAGTGAATTAGTAAGGCTAGTTTGTGTATTTTTTATCTGTCTCAAACTTAATAACTTGACAGGTCGCTATTTCACTGGTCCATGGGCCATAGGGTCTTTAACCCTCAAAGTGTAATCTATAGCTTGAATTAATTATTGGATTTCCACCCCGCGCATTTCTAGCCGGTTTATATTATTAATAATTAATTGATCGATAACCTACGCAGTACTATTATACAGAGTTACCTGTAAGTGGTTTTGTTCGTGCAGTTACCCTTGTTCAACAGTCGATACAGTTCCAAAGCTGTACCATTTTTAATAACGTGTCTTGTTTGGTCGCCGTTATACCTACTCTAACTATGTACGTTACAAACGCAGTTAAAGACCCTCCTACAATGCATAGGCTGTTGCTAGGAGTTCAACCCCGCACTCTTTTTTGTAGTGACTTTAAATTCCATCACATGGGACTTGCTTTTTTAATAGCGCATACTATTGTCTAATAGGCAAGTTTATCCCTAACACCACACTGCCTGTGTGTGCATATTAATAGGTCCTAACTTAGACGTTAATTGTTTTACATGTTGATAAACTCTGAAATGGTTTTGGATACTATCGTTTGCTTTCAGTTGCTGTATCCCCGACTGCAACTTCCTCACTTATGGAAAAATCAGAAAGATTTCTCATTTCATAAGGAACTTTATCTGGTGGCAAAATGTCCCCAGTAGACAGGTCTAAATAGTCTGTGTCTATATCCGCTATAGCCAGGTCTATATATCCAGTCTTTAAATCTGCTTCAGAAAAGTAATCAACTACCAGGTGTCGACTTACGTCATAACCAGGCAATCCACTCACTATTGTAAAAATAATACGTTTTAACATAAGAATCTCATATAAGAGATCGTTTTGTGCCGTTATTAGACTCGGAGATATGACTGCCTCAATGGGACTCAGGTCACTAATTATTTCCGCTATTTGCACTTTAGCTTTTATAAGCTTTCTAACCTTTGCTGATATTGCAATTGCTTTCTTTAGTTTATTTTCCATATCATTTCTACGTTTTGTAAATTCCTTTCAGAAATAATGGTTCTTCTATCTCGATCGGAGTCTCAATTATGTACACCGGATCTCGAAGCAAGGGTTCCAATCCTTGCCACTTTCTCTTATAGTTATCTACTTGCCATCTTACGATAGCGATTGCTTGTGAATTTCGTTTTGACTTATCTTTAGCGATAACAACGATTGAACTCAATGTTCCTCCAGGATATGTGTAATCATCTTCTTGCGGAAAGACATACTTAATGTCTTCTCGAAAGCTATTTTGATAACTCATAGTAGTATTAGATACGTTAACTTCAATTAAATGCAGACTAGCTGCCAGGTCAACAGCGCTCTCTTCCAAGATTGCTGGCTTTGTTTGGACACATACGTATCCGATTACGAAGAAAACTGCAAAAAGCAGTCCATATAACTTTTTCATAGGTTATACGATTGGATATCCTTTTTCTACGTATGGTTTGCGTTTGAGAATCTCAGCTCTCTTTTCGGGAGAACACAAGTTGGTAATCAGCGTGACGCATTTCATTACGTCGTCACCTTTCACTTTTCCTGTAGCCGGAATTCCTAACATTGACTTAATAAGGTCAATATTATCTTGCGATTCAGCAAGTTCTTTGATTCTAACCGGACCTTGGTGTAGAATATGGCATACTTTGTCTCTTGTTGTAAGAAGAGTGTTAACGTCTTCTATGCTTTCGATGGACTCATCCAAAGCGTTTTTCAACAAAATAGCAATATCCATGTCGGTCCATGTCTTAAGGTTTTTCTTAACCTGCCAGAAAGCTTTTATGGAGCCATCTTCAAGCAAATTATGACGTAATCGGTTATACCATAAAGGTAATAGGCGATTAACACCTTTCAACAAATTAGAAACTTTTATCCACGCAATACCATCGGGGTCTGTGTTACCGGTGATTTGGCGAAACAACTTAATTGCTTCTGGAATTTGTGCAACAAAGTTTTTCTTAAGAACTTCGTTTAATTGTTCGACGATGCCAATTTCGGCAGTTTCTTCCTCAGTCACTGGTGTGTGCTGTTCTTCTACTACCTCTTCTGATTCTACGTCTTCAACCACTCCAAAATCAATTGTATTTTCACCACTCATAAGCACTTTAGTCGGATCGAAACCGGGCATTAATTTCTTAAGCTCCTGCATGGTAAACATGTTTAAATCAATGCGAATTGTAGGCATTGCTGCTTCCATATCACCCATCAATAAACTGTCTAACATAATGTCAATCGAATCAATACGCTTGTGTAATGCTACTGCCTTTGTGGCGTAGCCAAGCTTAACTGCTTCAGTTAACTTTTCCTTGTAAATTGCTCGAACTCCCATGAGTTCGGTTGGTGTCATAATTGGTTGTTTCCGCTCCGATTTTACTTCTTCGGTTGGCGTTGTTTTCATAAAAACCTCCTTTTTTGATAAAATTTGATAATTGAAAATAATAATTTGAAAATTTGTCTGTCACGATTTCCTGTTTTTGGTTAACTTCTCTTGTTCGCCACGATCAAGTTCAGCTAACTCGTGTTTAATTCAAGGTCATCGCCTCGAGAGACCTCCCGGATTGTCGGTCCGAAAGTGATAGGGGCACGCCGTCGATTCTCGATGGTCGTCTTCTTTGTAATCGAACTTAAGGTCCGCCGATAGAACACATCGCTTTTCAGGGTGATTGGTGTTTGTACAGAGATAAGTTGATTCGTTAGAAGGTCGGGTAACAAAGTAACTAAATCTAAATTTGCTGTTGGTTGCTCAACAATGATTGGGCTTACAACTGCCCGGTCAACGTGAACCAGTAATTTAGAATCTTCCTGAGCTTTACCTAACATTCCCCCAGTAAAAATAGCAAAAGCTGCGATAGCTATGGCCTTGCCAACTGCTATCAAGAATTGATTTCTTTTCATGTTCTTTACTTTTTTTGGGTTTGTTTTAATTTGTTTGTTGCCTTCGAAATGTAAGATTTAACAGTACCAATACTCATGCCAAGGATATCCGCAATTTGCTGATATGAATGACCTTTTGTATAGCGTAATGATAAAACTTCACGAGCCCTGGGGCTTAGCTCGTTTATTCCTTGTTCAAGTAATTCAAAACTCTCTTTTTTGATAAGTTCTTTCTCTGGATTTGAAAAATCCGTATGAATAAACTCATCTAATAACTCATTGTCCATTGAAATATCATCTTTTCTCTTTTGTCCGCCACGAATAAAATCGATAGAATGATTGTTTGCAATAGTTTTGAGCCACATTTCAAAAGAAATATCTCTAGTAAACTTGTTGATATTCAAGAATGCTTTTGTAAAAGTTTCTGACAATAAGTCGTCAGCGACATCTGTATTTTTTACTATATTATAAATAATATTATAGATAGATCTATGATATTTATTATATAACATTGTAAAGGCGCGTTGTGAGCCAAGTTTGGCTTCACCAATTAATTCTGCATCAGTTTTTTTCATATGCAAAGATAAGCCTTTTATAGCTTAATAGTAGGGGTAAAGCGGATCAATGCTAAGTCATACCCCTTAATTTCCTTTCACTTTCACCACCATTGGAAAGGTCTTTTCTCTTTCAACATTGACTGTTGAGGTAGTTTTAAATCTAAATCCAAAACTTAGTTTTTTGTTCATAAGTAATTTTTGTTAGTTTAAAAAATTGAGCTTTTAATGTACTCTAACATTTTTGTATATAAATTCATTATACTCAATTGAATACCTTGATTTATTTTCCTCAACGTCAATATCCCAATTAATCACTTCTATATCATTATCTCTCATTAAAAATAAGAAGTAATCTCTAGTAACATTAATTGAATACCCGTGTTTCCTACGTATTGCTCTTGCTTGATTCCTCATACATTCGCAATAGTTATTTTTACCAAACACTCTATTAAAGATTGCAAATATCTGAACATGATCTAAGCCCTGTATCCCTAAGGATTCTAATGCTTTTCTCATTTTAAAGTGATTCGCAACCTCTACTACTTCTCTTTTCCATGGTCTGGTTACCCAGAATTTTGGTTTGTCGCCATCAAGGCCTTTAAATAGAGTGTTAGGGGTAAAAATAATGTCGTATATTTTCTTTTTGTCATTCCAAATAAATTTCATATTATAATCTTTTTAGAAGTTCTAGCATTTTTGCTTTATATTCGATTAAATCATTCTCTGAAAATAGCCGTGGAGTTGAAAAAGATTCTCCGTTTCCGATAGTCGCTGCCATTACATGCGATAAAATCATCATCTGAAAGGCTGTATCTGTTTTTTGATCTGATATTTGCTTCTTAATTTTCAAATCATTTTCCAGCTCGGTTTCTCTTTCTATTTGTTTTATCTCTGCAGCAATCTTTTCTACTTCTTTCAGTAGTTTCTTTGCTTCTGCATTTGTTTTTTTAGTCAACGAATTGACTGTCATTGTTTTTTGAATGTTATTTTCTTTTACTTCTTCCATTTGATATATATTTAGTTAATATTGTGATTCCTGGGAGATTCGAACTCTCGACCTTCAACTTAGAAAATTGTTGCTCTGATCCAACTGAGCTAAGGAACCGTTTATGCGTTGCGGACTAATCCAGAGACGCATCCCTCTTTTTAATTATACCGTTTCAAGTATTTTATCCAAATACCCTACGGTTTTATCTTTCTCCTCTTTCGATTCGAACCAATAGCTTTTTATGGCCTTTCCAAATTTTATCTCTATTCGAGATTGAGTTGAATGTGGGTTTTCCGGGCAATCCGTAAATCCACTAATTTGAGATACTTTGATTCTCTCATTGCCAATTTTAATAAATCTAGCCATTGCCATAATTTTAAGCAACTTTTTTAAGGTCTACCTTTTTGGCAGCTCTTCTTTCTTTGCTCATTCTGCTTCTTGCAACTTTACGAGAACATTTGTGTTCTGTGCAATATGCAGTAATTTCTTCCGATCTTTTGTCAAGCTTTTCTTGTAATATCATACTTTCAAGAAGTTTTGCCTCTTGATATTCCCTTACGCTTAACGCTCTTTGTTTTGCCTCTGATACCGCCTTTGTGACCTTATCAAATGGTTTTTTCACTGATCCAATTGTATTTACACCCAATTTGATCACACCTTTTTTAACTCCCTTAAGAACATTCCAGTTCGAGTGAGTTTTCTTTTTTACGATTGTTTTTACTTTTGCCATCTTTGATAGTGGTTTTAAAGATTTAATTAATTATCATTTCAACTTTGAGATTCGAGATACCGCAATTTTCATCAGGCTCCTCAAAAAACTCTCCACTTCTGATATCAGAATCCATTTCTGCTATCATTCCCATTGCATTTTCGCTGTTTGGGTCCGCTTCGAACTCAATAACAACTTTTATCTTCTTATTTGCCATGATTACTCAGGGGTATAAGAATTTAACTTGCGCAATCTCTCTCTTTCAACTTCTTGTCTAGGAGATAGAATGCTTCTTAAACTGCGGGCTTCTGCTTGCATTATGTAGATTCTGTTCTTTGCAGAAAATTCACCTACACAGCGCATTCTTTGGCGAAGTTGCTTTGATTGTCTTTTTTTGAAGGCTCTCACATCCTTCATGGCCTCAACTGAGTCCTTTCTACTGGCGCGATTTGTTACTTTTGGCATTTTGATATTGTTTATTTAGTAAAATATTTGATTACCTTTTCGAGTGATATAGGATATCCATCAAGTCTATCCCACGATACATTCAAATACCTTTTATCAATAGTATCTGCAATTGTAACTGTATATGGCCTTTCCGATTTGAAATTCTCATTATAAGTCGCTGCAGTCTTTTTTATAGTATCCTCATGTAAATGTCCATGTATATTTCCTCTAAATCTCGACACCTCCTGTGTGTGTATCGGAATATGGGTAAGGATAAATCCTTTATACTGTATTGCCCCCATTATTGCTTCAACATACTGACTAATTAATTTGAAGTCATGAAAATCTTCGTGATTACCTCCAACCATAACTATTCTACCATTGAGGCGTGCTAATAAAGGAATATATTTCTTATTCTCCATTGTTGCATCCCCAAGTAAAAATATTAAGCATCGTTTAGTTACCACCGAATTCCATCTTCTAATGACCTCTTCGTTATATTCATCAATATCTGCGAATCCACGCAATAATGCTATTGCCTTGTGACCTAAATGAAGGTCTGACATAAATCCCACGTCCATAATTAAAATGGTAGTTGATTAGCTTGAAATGCACATAATTGTTCCCATGAAAATTGTTTCATGTCTATTATCTCAATTGCAGCGTCTTTGATTTTGTTGATCATGAATTTGATAGCATTTTCAGCTAATTTATTCTTTTTCATCATTGATTCTGCTATTTTGATAGTAATTGCCATGTTTGAATTTCCAATCTTGTCGTTTGGCGTCTTAAGAAGTTGATCAACAGTCCAATCATGAATTGTTAACGCATCTTTGCAATTGATTGTATGATAAACCATTTGAAAGTCCGACAATGGAAGTATTAAATACCAATGCCCACTAAATCCGCCTCCTCGTTTACCTCCCATTGTATTGCACCAATAATATGAAACTTCCTCTTTCGTTCTAAACTCGTACTGGTCATATCTCATTCTTTGGAATTCCAAATTATATGATTTTCCGTATCCAGTTATGGTGTAGATTTCTCCTGCTTCAAGACTTTTGATTTCTTTTTTGGCTTCCATACGCGTTGTAGAATTTTAGCATTAATACCTATGTTTCTGACTCTAATATCATACAACACATTCTTTGAAGAATATTCAAATTCATTTGTTGCACAAAATATAAAGTTATATAGATATTTAATGAGGTTTAGTATTGGTATAAAATGAGATAGATTTCCAGTGAAGGATAACATTTCTTTTCTATAAATACTCTTAGCTAATGGGAGTGATAACGATTTTCGCTTCTTCTTCCAATGCATAAACCCTAATTCATATACTTGATATGATAGGTCAATCGATAGCCATGTGACTATCAGATAAATGATAATGTAATACCACATAATTAAATTGATTTTAAATGTAAATATTTTTGATAATTGGGGGTAGTAGGCCTTCCAAGCCTATAGACGCTCAGAGAGATCTCGAATTTCCCTGTATCACTACCCATGTTTTAAAACCCTGCCGGGTGACGATTGGACACAACGCGCGGCTTTCGCTCACGTGCCCGACAGGTACATTCTAAATTATGCAGACATTAAGCCCACATAATTGTTGATTTGGATTGTTTTTTCGCCTTTTATTGCGACATACAGTCCTATTCGTTTTCATCTTGCCCGGATCAATTCTGTTTACCCCCTTATGTTCTTTGCTACTATGACGGGGCTCAAACCCGCAACGATACGACTATATTTCTATAGGTGACATAATCAATTTTGCCATTACGTATTACATAGTAGTTTTGGTGGAGGTAGAGGCATATGCTAGCCTCGTGTCCTTGACGAATCCAACGACCTAAACGGGCCGTACTAGTTTATTCTATTTCAATGTACTTACGGGCATTGATATCCCATACAAGAAATTCGAATGTATATCCTATCCATTTGAGATCTGCAACTTCCAGTCTCATTTGGTATTTATCAAACCCTAATAGTTCGACTTTTTCTCCTCGTTGCAAAGAACGTCTTTCTGCATTTATAGCATTAGCTCCAAGTAATTCCAAGTAAAAATCATATGGAGTACTTTTAGATAAACCTTTGTTAATATAGGCATAGATATGCTTTATTTTACCAAGATCTCTCTTTTCAAACCAATCTGCAATTACAGTTACTTTTTCCTTGTAAGACAGTCCAGATAGTGATACTCTGTTTCCTGGAATTTTAGCTTTCCATCTATCAGCAATATATTCTCTGAGATTACGTTCATTTAAGTCTTTGAATGTAGTAATCATAACATTAAAGACTTCTGTTCTGTTATTTGCATGAAGTATCAGTTCATCACAAATTTCTTCTTGAGCTTTGTTCATTTTTATTTATTATTGATTAATGTTTAAATGAAATAAAGGTACTTTTGGTGTGTTACTCAAAATCTTTCGATTGACTATTTCTAGCAATTTCCCTTTATTAGGCCTGTTCGGTTAAGAACTAGCTCCACCAATTGCTATTGCAATGAGTTAAATTTGATTTTCTAATGTAGCTTTTTCGTATTTATCCCAATCGAAGTCGGGAGTTTCTTTTGGCTCAATTTCTTTTGCGTATTTAGACCCCCAATACATTGGAAATATTTCATCTCCATCAAAATTGTTTGCTTTTGATATGTATGGAAACTCTGACTTTGCTTTCGCAAAAACAATATGCCTATGCCATTCTTTTTTGTCATTAGACACCATCATTTCTCGTGGAAATTTACGACGAGGCTTGACCGGGAGCTTAATGATAGTTTTTCTGTGCTGTCTCGGATATACCGAAACAATACTGTCATCATACGCGGCTACTCTTATAAAGCGACCAATCTCTAAGTTAATAGAAAGTGTTTTAAAACCAAATGATTCATAGAATTTTAACGCCTTCTCCCCTTGTTTCTTGCTTGTTACAACAATACAAGTGCTCAATAATGTTTCTTTTGTCCATTCCATATCAAATACGATCTTTAGATTTGTTAAATGGATTCATTTTAGGTTTTGGTTTTGATTGTCCTTTGTCTTTTTTGAATTCATTCTCCTGTTTTCCTGCTTTGTAAGTTCTCTGGCTCATACTAGTTCTTATCAGTTAGTTCTTGATTAATAATTGGTATTGGTATTCGCTTAATGAATGTTAATTCACATTCTTTTGGATATAAATATCTAACTAAGCACTTTGCCTCTACTTCTCTCAAATCACTGTAAACTGAAATAACCTGACCATACGTATTGTCATAGAATATGTAGTTTGAAGGCTGTATTTCTACATTTCTTCTTACAAACATATCTGGCTTGCGTAGTTGATCAAATGATTCATTTATTCGACCTTCTTTTAATCCCTGCTCGTACCAAAGATTCCCAATGATAAACATTAGTAAGAATATCATTAAGATTCCTGTAATCATTTTAAATGTGTTTTTTGTTAATCTTGTCATCTTGATAATGATTAAATTGTTAATAATAATAAAATTGTAGTTTATGTGGGGCTCGAACCCGCGACCTTCTGAACCACAATCAGACGCTCTAACCAACTGAGCTAATAAACTTCCCATAGATTACTATGATTTTGCAATACTCCGACAATAGGCTTCGCTCCTCCTTTCGTGAATATTGGATTAATTTAATTAATTTGACTATAATTCATTTAATTGCGCATGAATGAACTATATCTATCTTTGCTTGACAAATTGCTAGAGATAGAAACTTGATGCACTAATGAGGCGCCCCTCTGCATAATGTTAATGTTGTTATTTATTGGTACTAATAACATATAAAACAGTCTAATCTTGTCCATTTTATACCACTAATCATCTACAACCTACCATAGTTGTTTTAAACTAATTTAAAAACAATAGTTTTGCTCAGCGGGCTACATATTGCACTATTGCAGCAATCGTCATCGCATCTTGCCCCTCTTGAATCTAAATTAGGGTTTTTTTGTCTATTAATTAAACTAAATTTCTGAATAAATCTCACTTAACATTTTTAAGTAAGAAGTATTTGGTTTACTGTTATTTGTAAACACCTCTGTCATATGAATGGCAACAAGTATTTGCAAGGTAATTTTACTGTAGTTAAGGGTTTGGCTACCCATTCTCCACTCGATTGTTTCAAATTCTGATTTAATTTTAAATTGACCACAAAAATCATCAGTTGAATGAGATTTACTGAATTCATATATATTGAATATACATTTCCAATCTTCACTTGTGGTTGTTTTAAATAAATCACGATAACTTGATGTTTTTTCAGCTTTTTTGAATTTATCTTTATATCTACAATCAACGTGATAATGCATTCCACTATTCTGTGTTAATGTACATCCTTTATCAATCATTGATTTTAATAACAAATATAAAGCTGGTAATGATTTATGAGATTCAAGACGTAATCTATTCTCTCTTAATCTACTACCAATTTGGTCTCCATTCATTTGTGAACCATCCCAACCAGAATGAAATGATACTGCTTTTAATTTAAGCAAATCAGACTCCATGTCCTGACAATTACAACCATCATATTCAATTTCTATTCCAACATTTAATCCTTGAAATATGGATTGTTTCTTAATATGTTGTTTTATTGATTTTTGTTGTTTTATTGATAATTTAATGGCTTCATCAATTTGTTTTTCATTTTCGCTAATAAATTTATCAATCAATGTAGTATCGCTTTTTAGATAAAGGCTTCTAAAATATACCCCCTCCTGTCTTTTTTCGGGACTGATTCTATTTTTCATTAAATCAACAATTGTTAATAAAATGCTTTTAGATTCAGTATTGTTTTTTATTGTATAATGTTCGTAATTATCTCTTTTGTCAGATATATACACGCCCATTAATTCTTCATATGACGTACTCCTAATCCTGCTTAGATTGTTAAATCGTTTAGATTCTATAAATGAGACAAAATCATCTCCATTTACGTAAATTGAATTTACATGTCCTCTTGCAGAATCAAATTTTCCTTTTGTTTCTTCTAAAACTCTTTTAACTTCTAAAAGAAACAATGTTATTGGCGATTTACCTGCCCCAATAATAATTGGAATAGCAGACGTTAATGTCTTTTCGTATCTATATGACCATATCTTATTCATATATTGGTCTAATAGTTTAATATTTCTTTGTTCGGCTCTAAATAACCGGAATGCTGTTGGACTTGTTACAAGTGCCTTAACGCATGATTTTTGCCATTGTGTTGACATTTTGTTTTAGTTTATTGATTAAACAATATAATAAGCCTCTATATGAACTACAGAGGCTTATTATTAATAAAATGAATCTTACTGCTTATCGGCGTGGCTCTCCACTGCGATTTGTAGTTGTTTTTGCTGGTTCTGCTTTTGGTTTTTCAACCTTACCGGCAATAATAGCATCCACTTTGGCTGCAAATGCTGCATCTTCTTTGTATGCTTTTGAAGTTTTAGCTTCAGCTGCAAGAATAGCATCATCAATTTTTTCACCTTTTTCAATACGTTTCAATGACTTTGATACTTTTGCATTTGCTGCAAAGTTCATACTCATCAATAATGATACAAATACTGTTACTTTACTCATAATTTTGATAATTAATTGTTGTTAAAAACTGTGTATAAAATTCTGTTAATTGTTTAATAAATCTGTGCCAGTTAGGAGATTCGAACTCCTTAGACTCCGTAGAGTTTTCCGTGGTCATTACAAGGCTCTCATCTTGTATGATACTGGCGTGTTAAAAAATGCATATAACATTTGAATGGCGTCCCCATGGGGATATTACTCGCTCGTTATATGCATTTTAATTATACCGGCTGTCTAGATATTCCACTTACGGTTTCATCTAACGGTAAGGGTCCAGTCATCTGGATTCCAATGCTTGCTTTTCACATACAAATACTACACCCGCTCTCTTTGCGGCATTTCCTACCTCGAGCCATCTCATGTGACTACACCCTCCTCGCATTTGTATTTTTAGCCTTCTTGTTTTAGATTCGTCATACGAGGCATTGTATGAGGTTTCGTATCCGCTCTTCGTACGTCACGGACTATTCTTTCTATCTCGCGAAAAATAGTTAGAATAGGAATTTTTGCTAATTATCCTTGAGCGAGGTTGTGATTCTTAATCAAGCATCTAGTTTCACCCGAAGCTATCTCTAGAAAATGGGCCAGCCTTAGCCAATCAATTTGCTCTACGCCTTAACAAATACATTTACCAGCGTCAAGAATGGGTTCTAATGGTTCCAATGGTAAACTTAATTTGGTTCTTAACCAATCAACTGAATTATTGCTCAGTTACAATCCGGCTTATACGGTCCTTTTGTATTGCTTTCGCAAAACTGCGGGCTTGTCCGACGTTAGCGGATATTCAATTCTATCATTTCCCTACGAAAGGTTTTTGATTAGTCGAATAGTCTTTTGTTCATTCTAAGTCATCTAATGAACTGTGGCTCTTAACTTCTGTTTAAAGACAGCCATTTATTTTCCACTTGTGCCAAGGAAAATTGTCAAGGATTTGGCGCATTGTATTTCTACTTTAGCTCTTGATAGTGTTAATCTTTAGGGTAGATACCCATTCAACCTCCATTATAATACCCATCCGCATAGCTCGCTACACATCGAATTTGGCCTAGGCCCGTTAGGAATCCTCAGCCAATCTCTTATTGCCATTGTTGGTCAGCCGCGTCAAACTTCCATAGATATCACTCAAGTTCGGTAATTAACATGAGAATTTCTTACATGTATTTTAGCATTTACTATACCTATCACAGGCTCTGGTTGAAATGTAGTACCAGATTTAACCCTCCTTTTTGCCCATCCATGTTCTATATTAAATAATTCTAATCATGCTTTTTTATGTATATCTACAGTTTATTTACACTTGTTACCTTATTTAATATAGTCTGCCCTTTGGAAGCAGAAATGACATGTTAACAAAAGCTTTAATTATCACCATGACAACACATTTTCTTTGGTCTATTGTTCAAACCAAGTCAGCCGTGACCAGCAATCTAATTAAAGCTTTTTATTTTAATCAATTTTCACTATGAACTCCCTTTAAATGATTAGTGTAATTACGCTCACACTCAGTCAACGGGTCCATTTCATCAGTCACAATATGCTCTTCAATTGCTGGATATTGATTGGATATTCTTTTCAGATTCCTTTCTTTCTCATCAATTGATGCATATTCATTGAATTTCGTTGGAAACTCTTCAAGTACTATTTCCTCTTCAGGTTTTGATTTGTAATACACTTCCGCAACATATATATCAGTTCCATTCAAATCTTCTATTGCTATATTGATTTTATATGGTATTGTTTTATGTTGCACTACCCAGCTCACCATGTTATACATGAGAACTGTAAACGATTTGTTGGTGAACTTTTTCATTTCAATTGATTTGTTGATTAAATTTTACCTTCTTCTTCCCAGCGCTTTGCCCTGTTACACATATATAACCAAAAGTTTGGGTTTAAATGATATTCAGGGTCTTCAATCCATGTAAATGCATGTGCAATCACATCGCGAGGTGATAGTAATTTTGCACGCTCTATGAACTTATTTAATTCAGTTTCAGATTTACCTCTTTTTGTATTATTTACAAATCTAGTTTTAATCTTATTCTTTATTAAGAACTTTTCAGTTCTGTCGTTGAAATACAGTGTACTTGCCATGATATTGATTATAAATGGTAAATAATTAAGGGTTTAAGCGTGCCACCCTTAAGCTTGGTTTCTTTAGACAATTAATGTATCATCAACCACAAATTGGAAATCATCTGAATTACAAGACTTTTTGCTTGGTCTTCCACGTTTTCCTCCACTTTTCTTTCCGGCTTTTTTTGGTCCTTTGGCTAATTCATTATGTTTCCCATCCCATTTAATTATATGATTGGGGATTGCCTGACTAATAGCTTTGACTAATGCTGAGTCGCTTTGGTATTTAAATGGTATATTTATAGGCTGAATTAATACTATACGTAAATTACATTCGACTTGTTCTTTGTCAATGTATTTTAACGTAATAATTCTCTCAGCATCCCATTTATCCATGGCATACACATACACTGAATACTCAGTGTTAATTGAGTCAAGCTTGGTAATTACGCCTTCGTATAGATTTGCATCTACCATTGGTTTAACTACTACAGATTGCTCTGCTTTTCTTCCGGATTGTGATTGGCAACTGGCCATTAAGGTCATAAATGCAAAGCTCATGGCAATCATGAGCAACAAGGTAAATTTGTTTGTCTTCATTTTCTTTGATAAAATTTAAATGTAAGTACTTGAAATTAATTGGAATTTGTTCTTAACTGTAATAATGCTTGTAAAGCAACACGAATAAAGAATTCTTGTGCTTTCATTGTATCGAATAAATCGCTTGCCCCCGCAACAGTATTTGTATATACTGGAGCATTCTCATCATATTTATCGAAAACAATCATGTGTAATTGCGTCAGTGTTCCTTCCACAACCCTTATTTCCCCTTTTAATAATGCAGCATTTGGAGCTTCTGTTAATTTGTTCTTTAACTTAGCTACATGCACATTACCAAAACCTTTTGCCTTCGCCACTCTTATTGCACGTGCTATTACTAACATATTGACTATTTTTTATGATTAATAATTAAGCCTTTTCTGTCGTAATGAGTACAATCGCTTGTTGGCGCCTTAGCTACAGTAATGCAGCTACTTAGTATTACCATTAATAGCAATACTATTACTAATAATTTCTTCATTTGATTTATATTTATTGATTAGATATTTCAAATTAAAGCAAGAGGAGAACTTTATTGCCACGCGTATTTAATTTGACGATTTGTGGTCTTATTATTCTCCTCTCTGAATGTCAATGGCGTCTATAGCCGAGAAATCATCACCCTAACGCTTTAGGGGATTATAAGTTATTGTAATAATCAACAGCACTTTAATCAACATAAACTCTCATTCTTAGCCATCTCCAAAACCTCTTGCCAAGAAATATGTCGAACGACAATTCCACAGCCTCTTCTGGACCTTCAGGATCAGTATGTCTACTCCATAACCCAATAGCATTTGTCATTTCTGACAATGTCCATCCGATTATTAGGAATAAAAACCCAATAAAGGCTACTAAAAACAATACGCTCTTTAGAATATACATAATGATATTCAAAGGTAAACTTAATAAGAAATTGAATGTTTTCTTCATCTTGATAATGATTAATTATTATTATTTGTAAACTTCTACCTTATATATAGAATTCTTAGTTCTGAACACATATTCATTAGCATTCATTTCTATTATTTCTGTAATACGCGAGGTAAATAGAGACCCAAAAGAATAAGGCATACCTACTACAGGTTTAACTGGCGTGGTTTCTATTCTCTTTTCATAACCTGGATTAATCCCATTTGGGTGTCGTCCATTGAATTGCTCATCAGTGAGCTTTGTAATCTTTGCCATATTAGAATTTAATGTGGTGACCGAATATTACTAATCCAACCAGCACAAAGAATAATAATATCATGGTGATAAGTAACGCATATCTACCATATTCTTTAACCTTTCCCATCTTGATAATGTTAGATTGTTATTTTGTTTGCTAACTCCATCGCATTTAGCTTGCGTATTTGAAAACCAACCCACACAAATCAGTGCCATGCTGTTGCTGGGAGCCGATAAGGGGGGTTGGTTTATGGGAGATTTAGTTATAGCTCCGGACTATTATACACCGTATGCAACACTGCAACCCGAAGTCAACAGTTTAAATATAACTAAATCTTTTGTGAAAAAATCTCTTTATCCACTTATGCAGAGTGGAAATAATAGTCCGGTGTTTCACGGCAAGCCCTAAAAGCAATTTTATCACTATTATCATTTACCAAAACATTCAACCACTGCTATGGTTTATAATCTACGTTCTAAGCTTTCGCCCTCCTTCTACACGCTAAGTGGGTGTCTCCCCCTGATTATTGCTTTGCTTCAATTAAAGAGATTGTTTATTATAGTTTTGTTAATTGTTTCTTTAACCAATCAACACGAGGTTGATATTGTCCAGAAGTCCAAAAGAATGCTCTTTTAGTTGGTCTTGACCAAACTCCATTAGTACACCAATAGCGCACTTGCCATGGCCAAGGTTTGGCGGTCATTACAAACTTATGAAGTATTTTTTCTTCCTCCTTGTTAATGATAAACTTATCATCACTAGTCCAATTAGCCCATCTCATTATAAACACTAAGTAACATAGTCCTTCTATTATCATACCTTGAGATTCAAGTTTATCTGATAGTAATTGAACTAATTCTTTTAATGGTCTTGGTGGTAAGTCTAATGTAACTTGTGATATTTCTGGTACTTCTGGTACTGGAATTTTTAGTAATTCTTCAGTGATTATTATCTCCTGTTCTGCATGAATTTGTTCAAGTATTCCTTGTCCTACTGTAGTATTCATAGTAGGTATTGTATTCTTTTTAGCCATTTTAAGTTCATTTAAGCCACTCTATGTAAGAATGGATAGTTTGTATTAGTGATATAGAGAAAGTGCCTTAAATAGGCTGAGAATGCGAAATGAGCCATAGTAATGGTACATGACGTATATTGTGGTTATAATAAATACATGAAAAAGGGGATAATGGATTGACTCCCTCCCAAACTCAACTCAACAACACATAATTTTCATCTAATTAGCGATTTAATTTGCAAAGAATTGCCACCAACTCCCATTCAAATAAGTAGACAGTACATACAATGTACATACTGCCTACAATTTGTGATTACATCAGTGGAACTACCACTGCTGGTGCTGCCGCTGCTTCGCTTTCTGCAATCGGTGTGTGATCTGTGTGTACTGCCTTAGCAATAAACTTACCCAAACGATTGATAGTTTGTTCAGCCTTTGCTTTAGGGTCGCCAACAGTTAACCATTCAGGTGTTTTGCCTGCAATGAACTGCAAATTCTTCTTCATCTCAACACATACTTCCATACCGTTGTAGACCTTAGCCTGATCAGTAGAAGGGTCAACGCGCCATGTTTTGGTTGCGTCATCTTTCATAATGTAAGCTGGCAACTCAACATAGATACGTTCAAACTCTTTGTTCTTCAACAACTGATTATTGTCAACCTTTTCCTGATAGATAGCCATAACTTCTGGCGTAGTAGGAAAGATATTGATTTTAACGACCTTGATATCAGTATCGTTATCAACTGGCAAATACTGTGCTTGGAAATAAGTTTCGCCTGCATGTTGTTTTGCGTCTGCTGGAATTACAGCTTTTTTCAGAGAAATACATTTGTAGAGCATAATAATAATTGTAAAAGGGTTATGTATATATAGTATAATTTTGGTATTACTACCGCAACTTCATCTAAAGGGGTCTTGATTGGGAGCTAGCATAAAAAAGGAATGGACAGTATTTATCTGTCAAATCCCTAAGTATTATTTAACCTTGTTTCCTGGCCGAGCCATCTCCATTATAGCTTTTGAGACATTATCTCTTTCTACTACATATGAAAATATGCTATCATTTTGCTTAATAATGAATGTACACGCATTATTATCGATATCAACTACAGTAGATACGTAAGTAGCCGTTGAGTCAAATGAATTTAAGTCGTTGATAAATGCATCACTTGTCATGCGATTGTTGGTGCAGGCAATAAATGCAATGCACATCAATGCTATTAATAGTAATTTCTTCATAATATTGATTATTACTTGTTTTAAATGACCCTTTCACTAAGCTATTGTGAGTCATTTGATTGCAGTACAGCTCCTGCATTATGATTGGTGTGAATGCTAATGATACATCCTTGATTTAAGCAGCCACTTATGTCTTAGTTTACTTTCCTGCTACACCCACACCATTTACATCTAAAGGAGGCCTGACAATGAACTAGCATGGGATACAATGTGCTTAGTGCACACTGCATTCCATATCAATATCATACTGCTTAAGACTATCATGATCAATCATACGATTAACTAAGCCTTTCTTAATGGGTTTGTATTCAATAAAACCCATACCCCCACATAGCACGATTAATACTATTAATACAATTAAATGTTCCATACTATATTATTGATTAATGATTAGTCTGGCTGGAAATAGAACAGATAGTTCCCGAAATAAAGATAAAGGATAAGCACTTAGCCTAAGATTTATACTCGCAATTACACCTGAAGGAGTCCTGATTGGGACCTAGCGAGGCAGAAGGCACGGGGTATTGTCATCCGAAGTTGACCCCGGGGGAGGCAGAATGATACTCTTTCGCGTAGTCATGCACATGTTCGTAAATTTTTTTTATTATCAAAATTATCTATCTTTCGCGCTGTCATTGATACGTTCATTAAAAAATTTTACTAAAAATTTGCCATTTCAGCCATTATTTGCAATTTTTTATGTAATTTCCTGACATCGAGTACAACCTTTTTATATTATATGCGTTATAGTTAGTGATACTGATCACCCTGATCAATTCACTCTGAGGGCGAAAGCAGAAGAGTTAGACATCGGATTGTAATCACTTAAGTGATAAGTTTTCTCCGGTAGTATCAGAAAAGACTAATAAAACATATGGCGCGGGCTACTATCGTAAGATGTGTAGATAACAAGGGGAGACTGGGATAAGCGTTTGGGTGTAGGCGAAAGCTGACGTACAGATATGAGAATAAAAGGTTTTGAAAGCCATACCGAAGATTGGACCGGTTCTCAAGGGGATCATTGGGTTTAGTTGTATGGTAGTTAATTAAACTGTATTTCATTGCAGTTATTTAAATAGGAGCGATAACTATGCAGAAATATATACCACAACAGTTAACTAAACATCATATATATTGTAGTAAATGTAATAAGATACATAAGGATACTTATTTATGTAACATTTCCAATGTAGTTATTGAGAAGAAAAAGCCAATAGAGAATATGAAGAAGTTCTATGATAAGATATCCAAACAGAGTGAGAGGGCTAAGATCATTATGAATAAGATGAGAAATAATAGTAAAGAATGGGACTATTAGTAGAACAAATTTCCATTAAATACGTTTATATAAGTATAGAGTATTAACTAATATAGTATATTATGAGTTTCTTTAAAGAATTTGCAGGCAAACTTAAACCTAATGAAGCCGTTTGGCATAGCAAGTATATTGAATTAGATAAGAAGTATATGTCTTTATTGCAAGATGCAGATACATATAAATCTAATACAATTAATGAAGGAGATGCAATTAAGAGTCTTACTCCGATTACCAGTCAAGAGGAATTAGATAACTATATAACTGCATTAAAGGGTAAGAGATATTCAAAGGCAATGGTAACTATAGCGCTAGATGATACTTATTCATATACAAGCATAGTTGAATTACTTGGATTAATGAAGATTAAGAACAAAGGAAAAATGAAATGACTAATATAATACCAGATGGCCATGAGTATTCTGGTCATATATATAGTTGGGGATTTGAAGAAATAGACTCAAAAGAACCAGAAGAAGACTTTCTTATTAATATGCTCAAGAGAAATGAGGAGTATAAAAGCGGTCTCCCTTTTGATTTACTAAACAAAATGAAAAACAACGTCGACTCCATTATGGATTTACTCTATGATGATGAGGACATAATAACAATAGAAACAATGATAGAAGAAAAAGATGTTCAAGGACTAAATGTAGGAAACGTGGACAATGCCACATTGGCAAATGTAGTAGCTGATAAAATAGGTTACGACTTTTCAAAACATATTATAATTAAACCGCTAGAAATAGAAAAGGTTTATAAAACATTGACAGTGCCAGAGGATTCAGGAGAAAAGGACGAAGAAGGTGAACCAATTATGCAAATGACTATTAAACAGATAGAAACAGAATCATTACATAGAACGGGCGTAGTAATTGGATTACCATCAACTGCTAAATCGGTTGATAATACTTGGTTTGGTATGCAAATAAATTTAGGAGATGTTATCTTATTCCCAAAGAACAGAATGACAGACTTTGATTTATTTAAGGATTCGGCATTAGTTGAACCATTTGATATACTTGGAAAGAAGAATATCTAATGGTTGATACGATTAACATTTGGTGCGACGGTGCCTGTGCGGGCAACCCAGGTCCGGGAGGATATGCAGCAGCAATAGTTTATAAGGACTCTACAATAGCATTTCAAGCGGGTTATAGCGACTATACTACCAACAATAGAATGGAGCTAGCCGGATTTATAAACGCGCTTACAATGGCTTTAAATGAGCTTACGATGGGTCATAAAGGATTAGTAATAATTCATACAGACTCTAAATATATCGAGAACGCAATCAATTGCGGATGGTTAAAGAAATGGGCAGGAAAAGGATTCAGTAAAATTAAGAATCCAGACTTATGGCAAGAGGTGTACGCCGTGATAAGTAAATGTGATTTTATAACAGTCAAGTGGGTGAAGGGACACTCAGGGATAATTGGTAATGATATAGTAGATAGATTAGCCGTAGAGGCTATGAATCTTAAGAGAACTAGCAATGGAGTTATGGAAATTTAAAAGTTTGTTTTAATTGTATTATGAATGAGGTCTCGAGTTAATTCTCGGGGCCTTTTTTATTTTATTGAAAATAATTGCATAGTTAATACAACCTTTTTTACTTTTATACGTTTATATATATAGAACGTTATACGTATAACAATTTAATTAAAATAGCTAATATGAATAATATTAAAACAATAGAAGTAGTAAAGCCACTAACTGGATTAGAAGTTGGTGATGTACTAACAAGAAATGATAGTAATAGTAACTTTGAATTAGACATCGAAGTGGCTGGAGATCTATTAGGGGTGCCATATACTGCACAAAGATTTATATCTTTATCTGCATCATTATTGAATATCGATGAATTCAAACCAATTGAATACTTTGAAGATCCAGAACCTAGAAAGAAATTTAAACTAGGAGATTACGCAGTAAAGCTAGAAGAGCAGATAGATGAATTAAGCGAATCAGTAATGTTTCACAACAAAGAAAACTATGAACTTAAAAAGGTAATCTCTGCACTTAAAGACGACTTGGCCTCAGAGATGAAATGTACTTCTAATCTAAAAGAAAATTTAGACAGGCTCTATAATAGGGTTGATGAGAAGCTAAAAGAATATACTGAGAAAGAACTTCAATATAAAGAAGAACTTGAAGACAGATTTATTAGTGGAGAACGAGTTGAATGGGCTGATGAAGCACTAACAGTTTATACTAATATGATCGACTTACTTAAGAAATTAGTAGCATAACAATGAACAAATTAGTAAAAACAGTATCATTAGATAAGCTTGGATATGAGTTTTTACGTAGTCTAAATGGACTGCTAGACTTAACTGATAGAGAGTTAGAATTACTATCTTTATTTCTAGACATTCAATTAGGTAGAAGAGGCAAGACTATAGAGAGCATAGATTCTACTGCGAATAGAAAACTAATTACGAAGATTACTTCTATAACAAAAGATAATCTATGCCGATATATAAAGATGTTCAGAGAGAAAGGTATCTTCATAAGAGAAGGGCAGTTCTTAGTAATGAACAAAGCTTTAGTGCCAATTTTAATCGGAAACAAAGTAGTTCAAATAACAATGATATTAAAAATAAAAGAAAATGAGGAATAGATTTACTCCTAGTGATTATCCAACATTCAGAGGACTCTTCTCAAGAAGAGACGATTCCGGATTTAAGTTGTATGATAATTCTAATATACTTGGGAATTTGTTTAGAAGGAATAACCCAAGACGAAATTATAAACGCACTATTATATTAGTGGAAAGACCATGGTATCAAAAAACTCAGACATATATTCTGTTTTAGCAAAGAAGCACGGCTTACATAAGAACATTGTTTCTATGATATGTAATCATCCTTTCATATTTGCATCAAGAAGAATATCAGATCCTGATGACGAAAAAACATTAATGTTTATATACCTATTTAAAATCAAATTAAAGAACAGATTAAAAGGAAACAAAAGATTTTTATATGGCAAAGCAAGAGAAAAGGCTTTACTCAAAAGAGATGGTAATGAGAGCGTTTAATTACGCAATATGCAACTCATCATGTAAAGGTAGCGCTGAAAGAGCAAAAGAATGTATAGAAGGGCGAAAGATATGTCCAAAGAGAACAAATTTTTTAAAGAAATTAGATGATTAATCCAGATATCAATTTTTATATAGACGAAGAGATGATGCCAATTAAAGAGGATCATGTAAATAACTCAGATAAAGATTATAAGATTAATGATATTATAGATGGATTTAAATTAACAATAATTAGAAAGTATGTATTTGGATTAGTATATACTTGGAAAAAACTAAAAGAACAGACATGAAAAACAAATGTGGAACTAAGAAAAAACCAGTAAAGAAATAATGACACAATTAAATATAAAGAGAATAGACGAAAAGGCAGTAATGCCAACTGTATCTAGCGATGGTAACTCGTTTGAATTAACGTGTACAAATTTAGCTACTGGTCAGGGAAGAGATGGAAGATTGGTATTGGAATATAGAACTGGATTGGAGATTGATATCCCAGAGGGACATGTTGGTATGTTGTTCCTGGCAGATAATGGATTTGTAAATTCATTAGTTCTAACAAATGCAGTAGCAACATTCACATCAGCTAGTCCTAAACATATGGTTGCTAGATTTAAAACTAATACAGATTCTGTACCAGTTATATACGAAGTAGGAGAGGTGTTTGCAAAGATGATCATCCTAGAATTGCCCAAGATAGAAATAACAGAATTACCAGCAGAGATAGCAGAAGTTAAACAAGAAGTAATAGAAGAAGAGAATGTTCAAGAAAGTATCGCTTAAAACAGAAAGAAGACAATTAGAGAATACACTAGATAGATTGGATATGAGAATTGGTCTAACTGATCATGAGATAAAAAATCTATCTAGTATTAAAACTAGATTACTTGATATAGATAAGAAAATAAACAATGAGCAATAAACTGTTTGATATTCTCGGTGGTAAAGTAGTAATACATTCCGATACATTAGGAATTCCATGTTTCAAATCCATATGGGAGACCGAGACTGATAAGAACTTAGCCAATAACATTATCTCATATATAGTATTAAACAATCATCCAGACAGCCCATATGTTACTTCAATGTATGCAGAGGAAAGAAAAAGAAAGTTGGAGTTAGAACTATTTGATGGTAATGAGGTAATTAAAGATGAGAAGTTTAAGTATGCAGAACAGACTTATATAGAGTTCTTAGACACACTAAATCTTAAATTACTTAGGGGATTTAGAAATAGACTAGAGATTATGTCTAGATACTTAGAACAAGATCCTGGTAGTGATATGGATATGAAAGTAGTTAAAGAAACTTTATCTGCGGCTGCTATATTAGATAAGACAATTAAGTCTATAGCGTCATTAGAAAAACAAGTACGTAAGGATGAATTAGAATCTAGTACTGTTAGAGGTGGAAATGAGATAGGACATTATGAAATACCAAAGAAGAGATAATATGAAAAACAAATTAATACCAAATAACTTTGTACTTGGCGGGTCTACGATTAGCGTTGAATTGGTTAAGAATGATTTAGGAACTAATGTTGGTCAGATAATTCTTCCCACTGGAAAGATTTATGTAGCCACTAATTTTAGAGGAGAAGATTGTAATATAGACTATATGGAAGCTTCATTTTATCATGAATTAGTGCACGGCATATTAGATATACTTGGTAAACATGATCTATCTAGCAACGAAGAATTTGTAGAAGCATTTTCCAATCTACTTCATCAATTTGAAAAGACTAAGAAATAATGGACTCACTTAAAAGATTTAGAAGACATCAAAAGACTATTCAAAAGATAGTTGATGCAAACAATAAGAATCCATTTACTAAGGTATGGAATCAGATGCTACCAGAAGAAAAGACTACCTATATGGGTTTGATTAATGGCAAGATTAATTTACCAGAAGAGGTAATGATAGAACATGATAATAATCTGTATTCTATATTAAAGCAGTTTGAATCTAAAATGATAGAAAAATATGGACAATTATTACACTCCAAATAAAGCTGAATTTACGCAGGGATTTAAATTCGAAAGACTAGAAAGACTATCTGGAGATAAGATTGGATCAGTTCTTTATTTGGATGAGGAATACAACAAGGAGCATGGAAAAGAACTATTTGCAGACAAAGATCTATGGCTTGACTTCGAAGTATTTTGGGAAAAAGAGCCAGAATGGAATACTACAAAATACGGAGATATTTACATTGCTTCAAAACCATTACCAGAATTTGATTGGTATCCATGGATTAAAGAAGGTTATATAGAACAATTAATAAAAGATGGGAAAGTCAGAGCAAAACGTAGTAATGAAATGGACAAATTATGAAAACTGGAAAGCATATGACGCGTGGGTTAAAAAAAGAGAACGAGAATGGTTTAATGAGTTATTCTACGGTTATAGAGGGCCAGCAGATGGTCTTCATAAATGGATCGATTCCAAGCAGCAAGAACAGCAAAGTAGCAACGAGCAAGGGAGTCTTCCACTCAAAGACGGTGGGAAAATTCTTGCGGGAAATGGGAATTCAACATTACTCAGTTTCGAGAAAAGAAGTAACTTATTACAAAACGCGGCAATGTCTATTCCCAGTGGAGGAACTTTCTCAATTACTCTCGATCAGCCATGGGATAAAGCCCGTCAAGATTGGTATTCACTTTGTTCGCCAGACAAAAGCTAAGTTTGATTTTCATAATATATGCCAGATAGTTTTCGACCTCCTAGTGGCATTCGATATTATTGAGGACGACAATATGGATTGTATCTTGCCATTACCAATGCAAATAGACAATAAATGGTACTCAGTAGACAAACTTAACCCAGGTTGTTTTATATCAATACTAAAATGATAATATCAATAATAAATGTAATAGCCATGATTATTGTTCTATATTTATGTAGAATATGGATCATATCTATTGATAATAAAAGAATGGCAGCAGAGCAACGTTATATGTTATTGCTCAGCCAAAAGAAATCATCAGAAGTTAGACTTGGCCAGATATCTGAGAACTTAGCTCCATTTTTAAAGGAGTTTAAATATAATCCAAAGAAATGCCACTTTCTTGGAAATCCTATAGACTATATAATATTCGAAGAAGATAAGGTAATTTTTTTAGAAATAAAGTCTGGAGAATCTAGACTAAGTGATACTCAGAAGAATATAAGAAAATTGATAAAAGAAGGAAAAGTAGAATTTGATCAAATGAGAATAAATTAATAAGTGACTAATATGACATACATTTGTAGTGATAATTATACTAACATAGTATTATTTATAACAGGATTCTCATTGGCAATAATTGCTCACATATGGGTAGTCGGGTCAATAATTAATTCCAATATAAAAGAACTTAATGAGAAACTTGAGTTGTATACAGAACAACACCAAAGTAAACAAAAGAAATTAAAAACCGTTTAATAGATTAAACACAATAATTAGATTATGGAAGACAATAAAAAAGTAACTCCGGTAGTAAGTACTGATGCTGTTGCGCAAGTAAAGAAAACAAATAACAAGAAACGTTATCATAAAAAACCAAAACAAGTAGTAGAGCAAATTAATATTCCGGTAGAAGCAATCGTAGAGATTAAAACAGTTCCTGCAAAGAAAATTGGTTGGTTAAAACGTCAAATTGCCAAATTTAATAAATGGTTACGAAGCTAATAACAATACAGTTGAATGGTCAATTTTAATAAAAGAATATTAAATACCGACAAATTTAGAACACCGTGCATCTCCTTTCAGAAGCATGGTGTTTACTGTTTTGCACCCTCAGGAACAACAGAATACTTTGAGTATTGGAACACCGAGCAAGAGAGATGTATTAATGGTTTTACTGCGCCAGATGGAGATTATATAAGTGGATATAATTACTTCTACTTAAACTACTGTCCTATATTAAGACTTGTTGAATATGAGTACAAAGATAGATTCGGAGACATAAAGAAGCGCAGAGAGAAGACTAGGGAGTTCCCGGATTTCTATGACTATGATTATTACTACTTTTCTGCTATACAAGAAGCCGAGGATGAGGGTAAGCATATGGTAGTTCTAAAGAAACGTGGAGCTGGATACGAACAGCCTTATTCTGAGATGGTATTAACTCCTAATGGATACGTGGAAATGGGTTCTTTGGGTGTTGGGGATTGGGTTATGAATCCAAATGGATCTCCAATTAGGGTTGGAGAAATAGTAGAGCAAGGAGAAAAAGACGTGTACGAAGTTAGGCTCCAAGACGGTAGAAGCGTAACTTGCGGAGAAAATCATTTATGGACCACTTATTATAAAAATAAGATACATATATTAACAACAAAAGAATATTCTGAAAGAAAATTAAAGCAGGGGAAATTAGGAAAGGTTAGTTATAGATATAAATTGCCAGAAATAAATCCAGTAAAATTTGATAGTAGGGACGAACTTTTAATTAATCCATATATTCTTGGGGTATTAATTGGGGATGGTGGGTTGACTAGAAGTTCTATATATTTTTATACCGATGATGATTTTATTTTAGATGAGTTGCAAAGAATTCTTGGATCAGAATATGATGTAAAGAGATGCAATAATGAAAAATTTAAGTGTATAATTAAGTCTAATTCCAATAAAAACGAATTAATAAAAACTGTAAAAGAATATGGTCTAAACGTTCATTCTTTCGATAAATTTATTCCGGATGACTATAAATACGCATCTATAGAAGATAGATTTAGTTTAATTCAGGGGCTTATGGATACAGACGGAAGTTCCACTTCTGGTTTTTATTCAAATGGTTCGTGCTCTTTTGTATCGACATCAGAAAGATTAGTAGATGATTTTTTATTTATTGCAAGAAGTCTTGGTATTAGATGTAGAAAAAGTAATAAGATTAGTGGAAGAAGCAATGTAAACTTTGGAAATAATAATTTTTCAAATACTAGAGATTCTTGGGCAATAACAATAACTACTGATAAAAATATATTTAGACTACCTAGAAAATTAAAAAATATAAGGTCGAGAAAAAATAATTTAAACAGAATAGCTATAACAGAAATAGTGAAGTTAGACAGAGTGGAAAAACAAAGATGTATATGTGTAGATAATGAGAATCATATGTATCTTACAAAAGATTTTATTCCAACCCACAACTCATTCAAAGGAGCATCTATGCTTGCTAGAAACTACTATCATATAGAGAACTCTAAATCATATGCAATTGCTGCTGAGACCGAATTCCTTGTAAGAGATGGTCTTTTAAGTAAGGCGTGGGATCTAATGGACTTTATAGATGAACATACTGCTTGGAGCAAAAAGAGAACTGTTACCACTAAGATGCATAGAAAGTCTGGTATTAAGGTTAAGGATGAACTGGGCAATGAAACTGAGATAGGGTATAAGTCTGAGATAATCGGCGTTACGCTAAAGAATGACCCCAATAGAGCTCGTGGTAAACGTGGTAAACTTATACTATGGGAAGAAGCTGGATCATTTAAAGACATACTTCAGGCATGGCAAATAGCTAGACCTTCTGTAGAGGAGGATGGTGTTGCATATGGATTGATGATTGCATTTGGTACTGGAGGCGATGAAGGTAGTAGATTTGACGGATTAAAGGAATTATTCTATAAGCCGTCTGGATACAACATAAAATCATTCTCCAATATATGGGATGAAGGTGCAGATGGAAACTACTGTGGATTCTTTGTTCCTGTATATGCGAATATGTCTGTGCTCAACGAAAAGGGAGCAAGGATGTATATGGATAAATTCGGTAACAGTCTAAGAGAGAAGGCTACTGAATATGCTATGTCAGAACGACAAAAAGTTATTGATGGAGCATCTGATTCCAGAGCAATTGATAGATATATTGCAGAGAACCCAATTACGCCACAAGAGGCAGTATTAGAACTTACTGGCAATATATTTCCAAAGAAGGAATTAATGATGCAGTTAGCGGCACTAAGAACTAATAAGAAGCTGCAAAACCATAAGCAGGTTGGAGATCTAAATTGGGTAAATGGCAGTCTGTCCTGGCAAATAAAGAAGGGCGGAGATATAACTAATTATCCATTACATAGAGATGATAGACATGAGGGAAGTATAGTTATATGGGAACACCCAAATACGGATACATCTAATCAACTATATATCGCAGGATGTGACCCATATGATCACGATAAGGCTGGAACAAACTCTCTTGGATCTACATTCATATATAAGAGATTCCAAAACTTTGAAGAGTATTATGATATACTTGTGGCTGAATATACCGGGAGGCCAGATACTGCCGAGGATTATTATGAGAACGTAAGAAAGCTTTTGATGTATTATAATGCTAGACTTCTATATGAAAATGAACGAAAAGGTATATTTCCATACTTCACACAGAAGCATTGTGATTACTTATTAGCCGACCAGCCAGATATCATTAATGACATCATAGGGAAGTCCACTGTACAAAGAAGAAAGGGAATTCACATGAATGTCCCCATAAAAGACTACGGAGAAGGGCTTATAAAGGAATATCTTAATGAGGAATTCGCTCCTGGCAAGAAATGTCTTACTACTATATTTTCAGAACCTCTGTTAGAGGAACTAATACAATACAATGATAAAGGAAACTTCGATAGGGTTATAGCTATGATGATGGTTTTAATATACAAACAACAACTGCATAACATGCATGTAAAGAAAAAAAATCAAGACTCTAAGAAAATGCAATTATTTGACATGCCATTATTCTCAAAAGAATATTATGGAAGCTCATCGTCGTTAGAAGATCTTGGAGATAAGTCAATTAATTTTACTTGGAATTAATATTTAATACTACAATAAATGAACAATATAACAAGAATGTTTCCTGCTCAAAAATTGAGCGCCAAAAAGAAGACGTCTGAATGGGGAGAGGCATGCGTAGACTATATTATCGGAATGGGCGAGACAGTTCCTTCTGGATACGATAGAACTAATTTTGAAGAAATGCAAACCTATTATGATTTATATAATAGTATTTTTGACGAAAGAGATCTGCAGTATGTAACTGATCCATATAAACAATCTGATGGATTTCCTGCATCTCCACAGAACTTTAATATAATTAGACCAAAAATTGATCTATTACTTGGAGAAGAAACCAAACGACCATTTAATTTTAGGATAGTAAGAACTAGTCAAGACGCTGGATCTGATCTACAAGATAAGATGAAACAAATGCTTATCGATTATACCATGTCAGAAATGATGGGTGCAATGGATCCTGAAAAAGCTCAAGAGTTTCAAGAAAAGCTAGCTAGTGGAGAAATAATGCCTCCTGAAAAAATAGCCACATATATGAGTAAGAGTTATAAGGATATAGCAGAAGACTGTGCATACCACTCTCTTGCATACTTAAAAGAAAAGCTTGGATTAGATCATGAATTCCATAAAGGTTGGAAAGATGCTCTTATTGCTGGAAAGGAAGTGTACTATACTGGCATCATCAATGGTGAGCCTGATCAAGAACGCGTTAATCCTATATACTTTGCACATGATAATTCTCCTGACTTAGAATTCATCGAAGATGGTGACTGGGCGGTTAGAAGAATGAGATTATCTTATACAGAGGCCTACGATAGGCTGTATGATAAAATGGATGAGAAACAGTTAGATAAGTTACTGGAATTGACTGGCGAGAAGCCATCTCCTGGCTCATATGGCAAGGAAATGCCATCAGCAGTAGATTACGTCCATTTAGATATGAAGGTCGTAGGAGGCCCTGGAAACGACAATCTGATGAAGTCTAATCACGTTAATCTATGGCATACTACATGGAAATCATATAAAAAGATTGGATTTGTTACCATATTAGACGAAATGGGAATGCCACAACAAACTATTGTTAGCGAAGACTATATGGTAATTGGTAATGAATTAGATATAGAATGGAAATGGGTTATTGAAGTATGGGAAGGTTATAGAATTGGAGAAGATCTATATGTAGGAGTTCAACCGATGGAATATCAATTTACTTCTAAAGATAATTTGAATTCGCAAAAACTACCATACTCTGGGGTTATATATAGTAATACAAACTCTCAATCTAAATCGTTAGTATCTATAATGAAGCCACTACAATATATGTATATTATTGTGTGGTATAGACTTGAACTTGCTCTTGCTAGAGACAAAGGGAAAGTAATAAATATGGATATTACGCAGATACCTAAATCTATGAATATAGATGCTGCTAAGTGGATGCATTATCTTTCTGCAGTAGGTGTTAACTTTATTAACCCATATGAAGAAGGATGGGATATACCTGGTAGAGAAGGTGGCAAGCCAGCTCAATTTAATCAGATATCTGCATTAGATTTAACTATGGCTAATGTCATAGATCAGTATATTAATCTCATTGCTAAGATAGAGGATATGATATCTGAAATATCTGGCGTAAGTAGACAAAGACAAGGAGCTATTAATACTAGTGAATTGGTTGGTAATGTAGAAAGATCCGTTATACAATCAGCTAATATTACTGAGCCATTATTCTGGATGCATAATCAATGTAAGAAGAATGCACTTAGAATGCTATTGAATACAGCTAAGGAAGCCTGGAAGGGATCTGGTAGAGATAACGTTCAATATGTAATGAGTGATTCTACTAGGACATTTATGAGGTTATCTGAGAAATTCTTCTATGAAGATATGGATATATTTGCATCTGATTCTACTAAGGACCTACAGAACTTAGAATCAATTAAGACTTTGTATCAACCTGCAATGCAGAATGGAGCCAGTATACTTGATATAGCTGAGATCATGACATTAGATAGTATATCTCAAATAAAGAATAAGCTTAGTGATATAGAGCAAAGGAGAATGCAACAACAGAAGGAAATTGCTGATCAAGAAAAT